ATTATTACAAGTGTGTTATTAACTGGATGTGTAACACTTAAAAAGTATAATACTTCTGGATTCTCCAGTAATGGTCATTATATACTATATAATTCAGATACAGTGGCGAAGTTAAGTAATATTGAATATTCTTTGGATGGTGGTAAATTTGTTAAGGAAATGACATTTAAATTACTTGATATGAGGCATGGTCAGAATGTCGAAAACATGATTTATTACATACACCAAAAGAAATCTGATTGGGAAATTGAAATTGATTATCCTGTTGAAAATTATAAATTTGATTAAATGGAATTAATATCAACGCATATTTGTAAAGGTAAAGAAGAAGGTGTTCATGGTAACATTTTTGGTGGCGTTCTATTATCAATGATAGATGAAGGATCTGGTGCTTACGCTTCCCAAATCTGTGACACACCGAGAATGGTCACAGTAAAAATAGATGAGTTAATTTTTAAAAGAGCGGTAAAGGTTGGTAATATTATTAAATTGTACGCTAAAGTAACTGAATTTGGTAATACTTCAGTTACTTTATATGTTGAACTTAGAAAACATAATGTATATACAGGTGAACAGGAAATTGTTTTACACACCAATATAAAGTTTGTTAGAATAGACGATGAAGGTAATCCAATACCTATATCTGAACGTGTTAAAAAAAGATATTACGAAAGATTAAAAAAATTCGGTAAGGGATTGTTAACTACAGAAGAAAAATTGGTTGAAAATAACTAAACTTCTCTATATACGTGAACATCGTAAACAGATAAACAAGGTTTGTCTTCAGCTGTCACTTCAGATTTTGTTTTATAAACAAAAATAGGTCCTTCTGTATATGTAATATAACGAAGATTTTTAGTTTCTTCATCATGACCTAAAAACATAACCCTAACATCATCATAACCATATTCACCTAATATTTTTTTAACCAAATATTTTAAATCTTCACCAGTACAAGTTATCGAATCTAATCTAGATGCAATATCCTCAACGTTAAAGTCGTTAATACGAGCTTCTATTAACTTTTTTATCTGACTTTCTTTTAAAATTATCTTTTTTGCCATATATTTTAATAAATATCCGGAATATTTATAATGTAGTATGAAATCAAAGGTAAAAATAAAAGAAGTAAAGAAAATAACTAAAAGTGATAGAACCATCGACCTAACTGGTTTTAAGATGCAAGACCATCTTAATCCTAAAATATGGGATGATAATCAAAAATTACGTCCTGAAATTAGAAAAACTTTACTTAAAATAGCTGATGATTATTTTGAAGGTTTGGAACTTGAGGGTGTTGATATAGAAGATGTGACATTTACTGGTAGTTTAGCTAATTATAATTGGTCACAATATTCAGATGTAGATTTACATATATTAATAGATTATAAAGAAGTACCTGTAGACGAAAATTTGGTACAAGATTTTTTAAAAACTAAAAGTACTGCTTGGAATAATAATCATGATATAAAAATATATGGTTATGACGTTGAATTATATGTTCAAGATATCACCGAAGAACATGTCTCAACAGGTGTTTATTCTATATTATACGATAAATGGTTAACACAACCAAGTAGAAAAAAAATTACTGTTGATGATATAAATGTAAAGTTAAAGGCCAATCGTATAATGGATTCTATTGATGATTTATATGATGAAATGAAAGATGAAAAAAATTACGATACTATAGTAAAAAAAGCAGATAAAATTAAAGATAAAATAAAAAAAATGCGTCAAGCAGGATTAGATGAGGTTGGCGAGTTTTCGGTTGAGAATATGGTTTTTAAAGTTTTAAGACGTAACGGTATGTTAGAGAGATTATCTGATATTAAAACTGTTTCCTATGATAAATCTGTAACATTAGAAAATAACAGATATTTATATAAAAATAAAATTTAATAATGACAGGAGATATTATACACTCATTGGCTAATAGTGATTTTGATGATTACTATTATTTTGCCGTATTAATACCTAATGGTGTTGCTTGCACTATTTACGGACAATCTTTACCATCTATGGCTGCACCAATAACAGTTAACGTTGGTATTTCACAAAAATCTAATGTAACTGGTAGTGTGTTTTTAATTGGTAGGAAAAAACCAGAAGCTATGGCAGATTTCTTGTCTAACGATCCAGGTAATGCTGACGGAACTTATTCGATAAAATAAACTATGGGAAATATAACAAATAAACAATTAGAAAGAATGAAAGCTTTAATGGGCGGTGTTAAACCTGTTAATGAAGGTGTTAATCTTTCTTCTATCACTTTAACAAAAAAAGCACCTAACGATAAGTATTATGGTATTGTTAAAGAAATTAATAAATATTTCATTAAGGAATCAATAGACGGTGTTAACTATGACTATATCGGTGGTTTAGGTAATAAAAATAAAAACCAATTCAATTCATATGAAGAGGCCACTAGACGTTTAAATTTAATGTTTGAGGATTTTAATAGAACTTATGGTGTTGAAAAAGGTACTAATATTTTAACACCTGATTTAATCCAAGAAAAAAAGTTTGTAATTAAAACAAAAAAGAAAAAAAAATCTAAAGGTTCGGAAGAAGCGACAGGTTTTGACTTTGGCGGTGAAGAAGAAACAACTGATACAGAAACAGAAGGCGGTGAAGAATTTGACTTTGGTGGCGGAGAAGAAACAACTGATACCGATACTGAAACAGAAGGTGGTGAAGAATTTGATTTTGGTGGTGATACTGAAGGTGAAGAAGAAACAACTGACACAGAAACAGAAGGTGGTGAAGAATTTGATTTCGGGGGTGAAGAAGAAACTACTGACACTGAAACAGAAATTACTGATGATGAAACTGATGAAGATTTAGATTTAGAAAGTGATAGTGAAGATAACATTAAAGATATACAAAAATTAACTGGTAAGTTAGGTCAAAAACTTAGAGACACTGAAGATGTTTCTTCAGATTTAAGTAAATGGGTGGCTAAAAGTGTTATATCCGCATTAGATTTAGACCTTATGGATAGTGAGGATAAAAAAGATATTATTCGTGCAATTAAGAAAAAAGGTAAAGAAGATTCCGACGCTGAATTTGATTTTATGAGTAATGATCCTGAAGATGATGAAGATGATTACGATATTTGGTATCCGGATCAAGATTTTAAAACAAGATTTTTATCGGCACATGATGAAGGTGATTATATAGAAGATGATGATGTTGAATTTGATTGGAGTAAATTAAGTGATGCAGAAAAATCTAGATTAATGACTACTGAGGATGAAGAAATTGATTACGGTCCGGGTGGTGAAGAGGTTGAAGGTTCTGAAATTATTTTAGATGATTATATGGAAGATAGTGATGACGACTTAGTTGATTGGAATAGTTTATCCGATGAAGAAAAAACAATGGTTTTAAATCCAAAAGAAGATTATATGAGTGGTTGTACCGATTATATGAGTGGTTGTAAAGATTACATGGATGACCCTTATATGATGCCAAAAACAGCACCAACAAAACCAACAACAAAACCTGACGTTAAACCTGGTACGGACAGACCAAGTCCTAGTAAAAAACCTTTTACTCGTCCACCACATATTCCACCAGATGAAGAATCAGCCCCTAAAGCTTTAGAAGATGAAGATTTTTACGGTATAAACTATGACAATGATGAAACCATAGATTATATGGGAGATAATCCAAATATTATTAAACGTTCTGAAATAGATTACATGAATGATTATGTAATGAAAGAAGATCATTTAAATACTAAAATGGCTACTATAGAACAAGAAATGGCTTATGAAGATGTTGAATCTATGGCTAGACAAAATGGTTTAGAAATATCGTGGGATAAAAAAGATAAGTCCTCAGATCCTGAAGAAGAAACTATTTATTTAAACCTTAAACGTGGTAATAAAATTGTGGGTAGTGTTAGAATTAACGCTGTTGGTGATGTTGAAGTTGGTGGGCCTATGAAAAAATCTTTTAAAGGACAACCTCTTGACAATCTTAATGATTTTTACGAATATTTGGGTGAAAAAAATATAGAAATGAGTCCAAAAACAGCACCAACAAAACCAACAACAAAACCCGATGTTAAACCTGGTACTGACAAGCCAACACCGTCAAAACGTCCTTTTACTCGTCCACCACATATTCCACCAGATGAAGAATCAGCCCCTAAAGCAAAAACAGAAGGTTATATAGCGACTAATAAAAAAAAGATTAGTGAGGCAGTAAAAGTGACTAAAACACAACTTTTTAAATCATTAGACAAAAAAAATCTTAGTAATGAGAAACTAAATGATTTAGATTATTTAAAAAAATTAATAGACAACGTATTAGATACAGAATTTGACTTTGTGGCTGACAATACTGAAACTTTAGCTAAGGAATACATTTCTAAAAATCAATAATGAAAGAATTGTATTTAATATATATAAATAAAGTAGGTACTAATCATAAAGGGGAACACATTTTTGAGTTCCTCTTTTCAAATTCCGTAAATTATGATTGGGATGAAAGTTGGTACGAATCCTCGGTTGTTACAGATAAGAACGATTTAACACCAGACCCAAGTTTTATTAAATTTGTTGGAAATATTAAAACATCCGACTTTGATTTAGAATTAATACAAAATTCAGGTGTATTTCAAATATACAATGCTGTAGAAGGTATCGTGGCTTTAGGTTGGGAAAAATTAGAAGATAATGGTGATTATCCTGAAGAACGTTTAGTATTTAAATTTGGTGATACTTTAAAATCAGTTGAAGAAAAACTATATTCATTAGATTTGGTATTCGACAAAGATAAAAAAATTAAAACATAATGTCTAAAAAATTAAGAGAAATAGAAGAAACTAGTTTCGAAGATAAAGTTAAATCTTTAGATGATAAGATTTTAAATCTTAAAAACAAATCAAAAGAAGTAAATAATCAAATTATTAATAGTAAAGCACAATCTACAGCCGCATCCACACAAGCTAGTAGAGCTGTCGGTGTAACACCAGAAGTTGAGGCTCAAGACAGACAAATGAAAACAGCACTAGCAAAAAAATCTAGAGAAGAGGCCAAATACTTTCAAGGTGAATTAGACAAGGTTAAAGATGAAATTAAATCAGTTGAAGTGGAAAAGGCTAATTTATTAAAAAATAAAAATATACAACAAGAAAATACTATGGCTAACTTAACTAAACAAGATATTTTACGTATATTGGAGTCTTCACAGTCAGCTATAATGACTAAAAGTGAACTAGTAGAAACAATATCAAAAAAAATATTAACAGAAGACATGAATGACGATGTAAGAAGAAAATTTGAAAGTGGTGAAAATGACTTTTCAGAAATTTTAGGTAGGGATTTAACCAATCAATTAGCTAGGGAATCCTTCGAAGAAATAGCTAGAAATATCAGAGAAAAAACTGGTAAACAAAATGTAACATTTAATGATGTTCAAAGAATTATGAGTAATTCCTTGGTTAGTGCGGCAAAACAAGAATATCGTATGGGTATTCAAAATTTAGAGGCTAAAGCAGTTGAAATGGTTAAAAAAAGTTTTAAAATCCCTGAAGGTTCTATCGAGTTTGAGGCCACAATATCAGGTTTACCACCAGCTATGTTAGGTTTACCTGAAGATATTTCTGAAGAAGAAATGAGACAGGCTTCTGAACAAAATGGTTTTAAAATTGGTAAAATTAATCGTGGTAATCTTAGAATAAATACCCCAGAACCTCAAAAACCAAGAGGTAAAAATGAAGACCAATTAAAATCGGCGGTTAAAAGACGTAGATACACTAACGCTATGACACATGGTGCGGCAAGGAAATCACAAAATTTACATATGCTAGATGATGAATTCCGTAGACAAAATCAACGTTTGGCTAAAGATTATAGTGATTTAATGGCGGCCAACGACGCTAGTTATTTTTTATTGGATGATGAAACTATAAAAGACCAAGGAAGTAGTGGTGTTCATGCGGGAAATGTTAAGATAACCACAACAAGTGAAGGTAAATATAAAATTATAGCACAAGGTATGACATTCCCAATACTTTTACATGAATTAGGTAAAGGTGTTATAGATCTAATGTCGGATTGGGGTAAGTCTAAGGATCCTGAAATTAGAAAATATGTGGCCGAAAAAGTGGACACATTAGAAAATGAAACCAATGATATTCGTTTAGGTACTAAAATTTGGGAAAAATTCGTTCAACAAATACCAGTAGACAATCAAGAAGCTATATCATTAACTTGGCATAAATTACAAGAATTAGAAGACGATGAGTATAATAAAATAGTTGAGGGTTTAATAGCCAACAAAACCGAAGCTCAAACAAAAGTTAGAAGGTTGGCTGATGAGGCTATAAGAGAACTAAGAGAAGAAGAAATGCAATCTTCTTTTGGTGGAGATGACGATGAACCAATCGATGATAAAGGTGAAACACCTACAGCTGATGACGAGGAAGAAGAGGAGGATGATATATTAAAACGTATAATGGGTAAACAAGAACCAGAAGATGTTGTGGATAGTCCTGAAACTTGGTCTAAAAAAGAATTAGAATCGGCTATTGATCAGGCTTTAGATGACGAAGACTATGGGTTGGTTAAAAAATTAACCGATATACTGAATAGAAAATATTAAAAATCTTAACGTTTAGGACCGTTAAGTTATGTGGGGTGAAAGCCCCCGACTAACCCGTGTGTTCGCTCCATACGGGTTTTTTAATGTTTATTTTATATTATAAATGATGATATTTATTACATATGAGGACTAAATTTTTGTTAGAAGAATTAATATTTGAAGGTAGGTTGGAGGATGTTAAAAAAAAATATCCTGAAGTACCTGAAGAGTTTGTAGAAGAATTATCAAGGAAAGACCCTTCAGGTAATAACAAGTATTTGGATTGGATGGTTAAACGGAAATCGTCTGATGTAACAATACCTATGATTGTTAAATACACAAATTTATTCCATAAAAATTTAAATAAACTAACTAAAGAAAATTTAGATGAGTTTGTTAAAAGTAGTAGTAGATTTGATTGGTTGTTAACAGACGACAGTCCAATCGCTAAGGAATTTCAAAAAATATATAAATCACCAAAAGATATAAATCAATATACGGATTGGGTTTTATTTGTTGAGGTAGTAAAATTCATTGATGAATTACTAACTAAATCTGACGTTAAAAAATTAGAAACTAAAACATTATATAATGATGATAATTTATTAATATTAATACCTTTATCACATAAAGCGTCTTGTTTTTATGGTTCTGGCACTAAATGGTGTACAACAAATAAGGAATCTGACAATTATTTTAAAAGTTACAGTTCAAAAGGCACCCTATTCTATATAATAAACAAAAAAGAACCTCAATCAAACCCTTGGTATAAAGCGGCCATTTTTTTCAACAATGACGGCAATGCTGAAGCTTATGATGCTCCAGATAAACCAACATCTATTAAAGTAGCTAAAGATAGTATACCTAATTGGGATACTGTTCGTGATGTTATTGTGGATTACTTATCATCTAACAACAAAAAAGGTATTGATAAGTTATATTTCGGTGATGAACTAATAACTTGGGTTGATTCATTAGGTTTGGATCCATTAAAAACTTTATCTTATGATAGATTTATTAAAGAATTAGGGGTTGATAAGGCATATGAATATATGGTTAAAAAACAAGTTGATCCTATAGATTACATTGAAGGTGCTGATAATATATTTTATTTTTACTCACAATTAATTAAGGATGAACTTAAAACTGTTAAAACCTTATGGGAATTAGCCAAAAAAAGAAATTACAACCCTTTTGATTTTTTAGATTTTTCTTCTTCTAGTGTTAAATCATTATTAAATGCAATAATAGAAAATATTATAAGTTTAGATGATTTTTTAAACGAAATCATGAAACATAAATACAGTATAAATAACCTTTTCGGTCATCTTAGTAATGCTACCACCGCTGAATATATTATTAAACTTTTTAAAACAAATAATACTGATAGTAATAAAGAGGCTGTTAATTTATTTTTTAATTTTTGTTTTGAGGCTGATATAAACCCTTTTAATAATTTAAACCAAAGAGTTATAAAAATTATTTTAGATGTTTATAGTATTGAGGAAAAAATAGATTTTATTTTAAAAAATATTAATTTAGTACCAAATGACGTTGAATTATACAAATACGGTATAGATGATGGACAAATATTTGCTTATTGTGATGAAGAAGAAATTAAACTAATATTATCAAAGAATTTACTTAGTGATATTAATTTAGATTTGTACATAAAAGTTTTTGGTAATTCACCAGAAACTTATTGGAGGTATATTTCACATATAACAGGGTTACATATTGATATTATAAAATATAGATTAATTAATACTAGAGATTTTGTTGAAACTTATTTATTTGTAACAGGGGTTAGAAAAATATTCCCAACACTTGATGATTTACAAAAATCTATAAACGACTTAGTTGGTTTGGACGAAGATGGTGATAATATAGTTGATGTGTTGTACAACGTCTCAACTCAAGTTGTTGTGGATGATTTTTTTAACAAAAATTATTATGAAGCTTATTTAAATTATAAAAAATTAGATATCTTGGATGATTTTGATGATTTATTTAAAATTTGTGCTTACAATTCCGCACCACCAGAAGATAAAGAAATTAAAGAAGAAGTTCTATCTATTATTGAACATAGTTTTGGGGGTTACCGTAACGGTCAAATTAGGGAAGAGGGTGGAAGTTTTTATTTAACAATCGATGATTTATGTTATTTAGAAGATTTGTATACTGAAGTTTCTGGTAAAATTGTCTGTGGTGAAGATATTATAGATTGGTATGGTTATGATGCTGATGAAGCTGTCCCAAGTGTTTTAGAAGTAAAGGGTGTTTCCGAATTAATTAGAGACTATTTGATGGAAGAAATGCGTAATAAAAAAATAACTTTAAAAGACTATTATATTGACGATTTTGAAAGTTGGGTGGAGGATTACGATGAAGATAACGGTAAATTTTCAATTACGTTATATGATGAAAGAATTGTGGGAATGTCTAATGATAATTTATTAACATTAATAATGAATGGTGATGAGTTAATTAAACTTAAAAGAGAAATAAGCTGGTCTTTTAATGATGCTGTAAATGGTTTATTGTCCGATAAATTATATAAAAAGGCTAAAAATTCAATTGAAGAAATTTTTGGTAGTAAGGGTGAGTGGCAAGATGTGACAATGAAGTATGGTAATGATAATACCATGAAAGAAAAAAATGTATTTGTTATAAAATTAAATTATATTGTGGACGATGTTATAGATTACGCTTTAGAAAAAGTTAATCGTGAATCCAATATACCTACGGCGACTTATGTAAGTTTAATAGAAGAAATGATGGAAGAGGGTATTGGTAGATTTGATGGTAAGGTAGATTTAAATGTTGATTATACTGTGGAAACTTTTTATCCATATACGGAAGACTTAAAACCAGTTCTTATAGATATTTTAAAAGACAGAATTTATGGTTTGTAATTACGTAAAATAAAGAATAAATGATTTAAATAATGTTCTCGATATTTATATATTAAAAGAACATTATTTCATGTCTAATATACAACAAAATAAAACACAAAAACTTCTTGAACTTGCCAAATGTATAAAAGATCCTATTTATACAATAGAAAACTATTTAACCACATTTGACCAAACACAAAAAGGATTTGTTAGTTTTAAATTATTCCCCAAACAAAAGGAATTAATTAAAGCATACAAGAAAGAACAGTTTAATATAGTGATGAAACCCCGTCAGGCGGGTGTTTCCACAACAACGGCGGCTTATATAGCTGTCATGACAGCACTGGCTGACCCACAAAGCCCTCAAAGGGTTCTAATTTTAGCTAATAAACAGGAAACAGCTATAGAATTCCTTAAAAAAGTTAAAGACTTTACTTCACAATTACCATCATGGATGAATGTTTGGGCACCACCTACTAAACCAGGTGATGAACCTTCATGGTATGATGCCGAAAAGAATTCAGCTAAACATTATAGATTAACAAACGGTTCAGAGGTTAAAGCCGTAGCTACATCAATGGATGCATTACGTGGTTATACACCTACATTACTAGTCATGGATGAGGCGGCGTATATTGAAGGCGGTGAAGAGGTTTATGCGGCGGCTCAACCAGCTTTATCAACAGGTGGTGGAGCTATTTTAATTTCTTGTGTAACAAAAGACACTTTTGTATTTACTAATAAAGGTATTAGAGAGGTTGGTGATTTCGTTGATGAAAATAGAAAAGGTGGGTACAACATAGATAATTATGAAGTTTTAGGTTACGGTGGTTTACGAGGTTCTAATATTATGTTTAACAACGGTAATGTAGATACTAAAATAATAAAAACTAAAATAACCAATTTAGAAGGGAGTTTAAATCATAAACTTTACGTGTATTCGGATAAAAACAAATCTTTTGGGTGGTATCAATTGAAAGATTTGTCTGTTGGTGATTATGTGCCTGTTGTTTATAACCAAAACATATGGGGTGATAATGATGATTGTTCTGATTTCATTATTACCGAAAACAAAAGAAATAGGAACAAATTTAAAATAAATAAAATAACCGAAGATGTTAGTTATTTTATGGGTTTATTTTTAGCAGAAGGTAGTTCATATAAATCAATAAAAAACGGTAAACATGTAGGTACTTCAATAACTATTAGTTGTGGTGATGACATATCCGGTATATTCAAAAAATTAGGTTTAAAATATAGTTTCGACGGTAAATTTCATTACACCACATCATCCAAAGAATTAGGTGGATTTTTAGAATACATGGGTTTTGATTTAGCTCTAAAAGCTAAACTAAAAACAATACCTAAACGTATTTTTTCTTTGTCTAAAAAAAATGTGATATCTTTTATCAGAGGGTTTATGGACGGTGACGGTTATAGTAGGTCTGATAACGGTAATGTAGGTCTTTGTTCGTCTTCTAAAAGATTGGTGGAACAGTTTAGGGTGTTATTTATGAACTTGGGTATACTATGTGAATACCAAGAAAAATTAACACCACCAACCAAAAGGGTTAAGGTTGAGTCTATGAATTATAGATTACATATGAACAGTAAAAATTCTAAACTTTTTTACGATTTAATAGGTTTTAATTTAAAACGTAAAGATGTAAAAAAACATAACTTAGTAATGTATAAAATACATGAACCACATGACGTTGTACCAATGGGTGGTGATATAATCCGTAATAATTACCATAAAAATGGGTTAGGTTTAAAATATTTTTCGGATAGAGGTTGTAAAATAAGTCACATAACTAGAACAAACAGTAAAGTAAATCACGTTAGTAGAGGATTATTATTAAGTTATTTGGATATCGTAAACGAATCCTATAATAACATATCTCACAATATTATGTGGGTTGAGGTTAAATCTATAGAAGATGGTAAAAACGATACCTACGATTTCTCATTACCTAATAATGATGATGATATGTGGTGTCACAGTGTTTTATATAACGGTATATTAGGTCACCAAACACCAAACGGTATGGACGCCTTATATTATAAAACATATATGGCGGCCAAAACAAAAGAAAAAACTAACAATCCATTTAATATTGTTGAAATGAGATGGTTTCAAGATCCACGTTACAACAAAGATATGAAATGGTTAAAATTTAATGATGCCGGAGAAGTGATAGAAGAAATTGTTGATATGAATTATGACAATTTCGATAGGTTAGAGTCTGAAGGTTGGCAACCAATTTCACCTTGGTATGAAAAAATGTGTGCCCAACTTAACCATAATCAACGTAAGATTGCACAAGAGTTGAACTGTACGTTTAACGGTTCAGGTGATAACGTAATTAATGAAAAATATATAGATTACCACAGAAAGAATAATATACAAGATCCGGTTAGAATGGAGTGGTTGGATGGTGGTATGTGGATATGGGAAGACCCACAATTAGGTCATGAATATATAATGGCTATAGATGCCTCTTCAGGTTCAGCAGATGACTTTTCTACTATTTGTATAATGGATTTCACCACAGGTAATCAAGTTGCTGAATACCACGGTAAGGTGGCCCCAGATATATTAGGTGAAATAGCTGTAGAATATGGTAATAGATATGAGGCTTTCGCTGTTGTCGATATTACAGGTGGTTATGGTGTTTCTTCCGTATTAAAAATGATAGAACTTAGTTATCCGGTTAAAAGAATGTACTATGACCAAATCATAGGTATAGATGCCGTAACTAACAATAAAACGTTAGAAAAACACATGAGGGATGGTAAATTACCAGGTCTTAATTTTCAAAAAAATAGAAATACTATAGTTACAAAATTAGAGGAATCTGTACGTTTAAATTCTTTTAAAGTTAGGTCTATTAGAGCTTTGGCTGAAATGGATACTTTTGTGTTTAAAGGTGGCCGTGCTGACCATATGAAAGGTTATCATGATGATTTGTTGATGGGTATTGCGATGTGCTGTTACGTTGCACAAACATCATTTAAAGACTTACAAAAAAGTCAGGGGCAAACTAAAGCTATGTTGGATTCTTGGGTTGTTTCTACAAACACAACTGATACAATACAAGAGTTAAATGTTACGGAAAATAACCATATGAATTCGCGTGGTGATTTATCCAAACAAGTTCAATATGCCAACTCTGAACATAATTGGGTATTTTTTGGTATGGCGGGATTTACCGATAAAAACAGTAATAAAAAATTAATAAAATAATGGCAACAGGAAGAAATATTTCACAAAACCAACCATTTAAAGGTCAACCCAATATGAGAAGAGGTGCTGGACCAGTTTATTATAAATGGAAACCTTTACCGTTTGAAAAGGGTGGTAATTTAAAACAAACTGGTTTAAAATTAATTTGTGATAATGTTGTCGATAACATTACAACATATGTTTATGATATAGATCCGGCTAACGGTAATCATTTGGCTTATGTTAATTGTGATTATGTTGAGTAACATTCACATTTAAACATGTTGGTTTAGATTTAAACTGAATATTTATGTTAAAAATAACAAGTTTTGGAAAAATTCATTAATGGCAGACAATAAAAATCTAACAGTCTATCAAAAGTTATTCTATATGTTTGGGCAAAATAAACCCGAACAAAGAAATACTACCCCTAAATACACTTTTAGTGATGGTGACTTAATTACCACGCAATCTCAACAAGATTATAATAAACAAAAATTAGAGTTACAACAACAAAATTATCTTGAGGCACAATGGGCAAGAGTAGATAGTGAGTTATATCAAAAGGCTGTTTATTATGAAACATCCAGAATAGCGTCTTATATGGATTATGAGGCAATGGAATTTTCACCTGAAATTGCAGCTGCTTTAGATATAATGTCAGAGGAATCTTGTACACCTAGTGAACAAGGTAAAATATTAACAATACAATCTAATTCTAAACGTGTTAAAAATATATTGGAGGATTTATTCTACAACATATTAGACATTCAAACTAATTTACCAATGTGGACACGTAATACGTGTAAGTATGGTGATAATTTTGTTTACTTAAAAATAGATAGACAAAAGGGTATTATTGGTTCTGCTCAATTAACTAATATAGAAATTGAACGTAAGGAAGAAGGTTTATTTGGTACCACACCATCATCTAATAAAGGTGACGGAGTTACTCAATTACCTGAAAAGAAAAAACAAGTTATGTTTCATTGGAGGGACAAATCTATGGATTTTAATCCTTGGGAAGTTGCTCATTTTCGTTTATTAGGTGATGATAGACGTTTACCTTATGGTACTTCAATATTAGAAAAAGCTAGACGTATTTGGAAACAATTATTATTATCTGAGGATGCAATGTTAGTATATCGTGTTGTTAGAGCACCGGAAAGACGTGTATTTAAAATATATGTTGGTAATATAGATGATAAGGATGTTGATGCATATGTACAAAAAGTTGCTAATAAATTTAAAAGAAACCAAATAGTAGACCAAAAAACAGGTCAAGTAGATTTGCGTTATAATACATTGGCGGTAGACCAAGATTATTTTGTACCAGTTCGTGACCCTAACGCACCAAACCCAATAGATACTTTGGCGGGTGCTTCAAATTTGGACCAAATTGCTGATATTGAATACATACAAAGAAAACTATTAACAGCATTACGCGTTCCTAAACCTTTCTTAGGGTTTGACGAAGCGGCTGGTGACGGTAAAAGTTTAGCTTTATTGGATATTAGATTTGCACGTACTATTAATCGTATACAACAATCAATGATACAAGAACTTAATAAGTTGGCTATTATACATTTATATGTTCTTGGTTTTCACGATGATTTAAATAACTTTACACTTAATTTAACCAACCCTTCAACTCAAGGTGAAATGTTAAAGGTTGAACAGTGGAAAGAAAAAGTTCTTCTTTATAAGGATCTTGTTTCACAAATAGACGGCGGTATTGCCCCAACATCTCATACTTGGGCAAAAAAGAATATTTTTAATTGGACTGATGACGATATTAAAATTGACCTTGAACAACAACGTATGGAAAGGGCTGCAGCTAAAGAGTTAGAAAACACGCCTGAAACAATTAAAAAGACAGGTTATTTTGAAAGAGTTGATAAACTATACGGTGAAATTGGTTCTCCGGCTAAAACTGAGACTGGTGCTGAAGGTACTTCAGGTGATGAAGAAACAGGAGGCGGTGGAGGCTTTGGTGGTGGAGGCTTTGGTGGTGGAGGCGGAGGCTTCGGAGGTGGAGACCTTGGTGGAGACCTTGGCGGTGATTTAGGCGGTGGAGAAGGTGGTGAAGGTGAAACAGGCGGTGGAGAGGCTGGCACAGAAGAAGCTGGTGGTGGTGGATTTGGTGAAAGTTTTAGATATAAGGATAAATCTATAATAGACAAACTACTTATGGAAGGTATTCGTAAAAATGAAGATATAATGATGATGACAGATGGTATTAAAGATTTAATTGGTGAGGAAGAAATAGATGAAGATGATGATGAATTAGATTTATTACAATCATAACGATATTTATAATTAAAAAATAAAGATGGATTTTGGAACAATAAAAAATACATTCACAGAGATTTTAATTGAATCTCACATTAAAGGTGATGACAAAGGTAAAAACTTATATAAAAAATTTTTAAGAACACTTAAAGAAAGTGAGACGTTAAAAACATATTTTGTTGCTTACAAAAATTTAGAAGATAAAACTTTTAATACAGAAAATGAGGCCACCGAGTACATTAAAGAACATGTAAGTATTTTAAAAAAATATAAAGGTCAAAAAAGTATTTTTAATGAAAATAAAAAACTTATTAACTTATTAGAAAGTAATGGTTATAAAATTACACAAAAACCAAACGATTTACATAAAGCTTTAAATAATTTAATTCGCACGAATAAAGATGTTACAACAATTGATACTATTATAGAATCCACAAATATTCTTAAAAAACATTTAATTACCCCCAAAACAAAATTAAATGAAAACCTATACTCTAAAACTAAATTTTTTAAAGAGGGTGATAAAATAAAAGTAACTAGATTACCAGAAGAAAAACCTAATGACAGACTACCTAGAGGTTATGAAAATCTTAAAATAGGTGATGTATTGACAGTTAATAAAATATGGAGTAACACTGAAGGTGTGATTTACGGTACAGATTTTAGTGATAATTATGGTTTATCTAATTATGACGTAGAAAATTTAACTGGTAAAAAATTAAAAGAAAATAAAGTAAACCCAAACAAATTTTTAAATATTGTAGTTGAAAAATACAATGAAAAATACTCCAACATGGATGAACAAGATAAAAAAATCATTAAAACAATTTTATCTAGTAATGAAAAAGAAAAAGAAACATTATTAAATAATTTAAAAAAGGAGTCTATTAATTTAATCACTAAATTAGTAAAAGAATATGATAATAATTTAGAGGTTAAAGTTAAGTTATTGGAATCAAAAGATTTTATTTATAATATGGGTTTTAATAAAGAAACTTTTAAAGATGATGTTGTTAAAATATACGATTTAATGAAAAATTTAAGTTAATTAAAAATAATTTAAAAAAGTAAAGGGTCTGAAATAAAAAATTCAGACCTTTTTTATTTTTTCTTAATATTTATTAAAATAAATATAACCTACAAAAAAAAGTTTACATAATGATGGAATCCGAAAATATCGTACAACTTAGACATTTAATAGATGAGTTGGACAAACAAGATAGAATGAGTGATGAATATCATAAAATATTAAATAGTATAGTTCAAATTATAAACGAAGAACAAAATATTATATGTGGGTTAAAAGGTAATGAAATTAAAATAAAACATTACGAAAGTATTTGTAAGAATATACTTTCGATTATTTCATCAGTTAAAGTATGAGTTTAGATGACGAAAACATATCAAAAAATGGTTGGTCTGAGTATGGTCGTTTGGTTCTTAAAGAATTAGAAAGACTAAATGCCGGACAAGAAGAAATTAAAAGAGATTTAGATAAAAAATTTCAAGAATTAAACCAAAAAATGTCAGATTTTAAAAACACTGAAAAGGATGTTGAGGACCTTAAAAAATGGAAAGAGAGTGTTATAGAAGTATGGTCAGTAACACAAATGCAACAAGGTAAGAATGAAATTTATAAACAAAAAAATGAATGGCAAAAAGTTATTGGTATTGTTATTGCATCACAAGTTGTTGTGGGTTTATTATTAGCTTTTAAAGATAAATTATTTTAATATGTTAAAAGAAATTTTAAAAGAAAAAGGTAAATGGTCACAAGGGCGTGTTTATTTATTTTTATCAATAGTATCTTATTATATAACTTTAGGTATATTAACTTATGTTGGTTTTAAAAAAAGTGAAGTTGATATGGATAAGTTTAAAATGATTGTGGATGCATTAGAATACGCTATGACACTATTTGGTGGGTATGTCTTTGGTGGTAAATTTATTGATGCTTACAAATCAATATCCGAAAGTAAAAAAACTGATAAACAAGAAGAAACTTAAAAAAACCCCTAAAGGGGTTTTTTTATTTTAAATAGTTTCCAACATAATAAATTTTTATTATACTTGTTTTAATAATAAAAAATAAAATAACAAAATTTATGAATGACAAAGTTTTCTTAGAGTACATTTGGTTAGATGGTAATGTACCACAAAAACTTCGTAGTAAAACTAAAGTTGTGGACGCTCAAGATATTGTAACTTCAGAAGGTACAAAAAATCAGGGTTATCCAGAAGCTTACCCACTATGGAGTTTTGATGGTAGTTCCACTAAACAAGCTGGCAAAGAATTTGATTTTAAAGGTACTGATTGTGTACTTAAACCCGTCTATGTGGTAGATGACCCTTTAAGAGGGTCTCCACACAAATTAGTTCTATGTGAGGTATATAACCCAGACGGTAAAACACCTCATAAAACAAACACAAGATCCAAACTTACTAAATTATTAAAAGAACTTAAGTTTAAGGAGTACGATGCCAATCACAATGAAGTACCTTGGTTTGGTTGGGAACAAGAGTATATAATAACTCATCCGGCAAATGAAAGTAGTCCATTTCAATATGATGGTGGTATACCTTTAGGTTTTAATAAAGATGCTGATAAACCTAGACCTCAAGGTGATTATTATTGTGGTATTGGAGGGTTGAATGTCATTGGTAGAGATATTGTTGAGGATCATCTTAACAAATGTTCTCAAATAGGTTTATCTATTGGTGGTATTAACGCTGAAGTATTGATAGGTCAGTGGGAATACCAAATAGGTCCTGTGACAGCATTAAACGGTTCAGACCAATTATGGATTTCTAGATACATTTTACAAAGAGTTGCTGAAAATTATGGCTATGATATTAGTTTACACCCTAAACCTGTAAAAGGTGATTGGAATGGTAGTGGGTGTCATGTTAATTTTTCAACAAAAGAAATGAGAGATTATAGAGGTTTAGATGTTATATTAAAGGCTTGTGAAAAATTAAAAGTTAGACACAAAGAACATATTGAAGTCTATGGTGAACATAATGAATTACGTTTAACAGGTAATCATGAAACATCTAGTATTAATGATTTTAGTTTTGGTAATAGTGACCGTGGTTCTAGTATAAGAATTCCCGTACAAACATATAACGATAAAAAGGGTTATTTCGAAGACAGACGACCAGCAGCAAACTGTGACCCATACAAAGTTTCTTTAGTTATGATTGAAACTGTTTTTGATAAAGCTGCAATAACAGTTGAGTAACTAATAGTTTTATGAAAAGAGGAAAAGAAATTAAACTTAACCTACCTTATAATTACAATGTTATATCAGGTGCGGTTGATAATAGAAACCCAGAATCTATATACATACAGATATCTGCTTGGGGTAAACCAAAAAATAAAGAAGAAGAAAATTTTGACACGATTATTAAACAAAAATCAAAAAAAGTAAAACGTAAGTTGTTTGAGGTTTTAGATACCGAACAATTTTTACCAAAAGCAATTGTGGATTTTAATATGGCATCATCGGGTATTTCTTATGATAAAAGAAGTTTTATGTCGGTAGAATTGACTTTATTTCAAAAGATACCACTACCAGTTAATTCAGAAGAATTAATACCTAAATTAAATAAAATATCTGAAATAATTATAAAAGATATTTTTGAAAAGGATGAAGATTTTAAATTTTACAAAAAAAAGAGTTAACAAAAAACCCCGAAATTTCGGGGTTTTTATTTTTAAAAATAAATTTCTTTAATTATACCTTCTAATTCTAAAGGCGGTACACCAATCCAATCTTTTATATTATTAGACATAACAGGTTTACCACCCTTACTTCTATCTACAGCGATTGTTATATGTGGTGTTGTTGTTTTTGTAACTAATTCCGTATCTACTTTGACTGCCATTACATTATCTAACTCACCTACATGTGTCACAACTAAGTCAATTGATTGACCTAACAGTGGTTTATAAACTTCTTTTATAGGACCCATGTTTATTGTCATATGGTGTGCAATAACTTCCCAACCCTTAGGTATGTTTAAAGATTTAATCAACCTAATTCTAGATTCTTCTGTTAATACAACAGCAGAATAAGATACTTTTTTAACTTCTTCTTTTATTAACTTTTTGAAAATCTCCCTCTCAATTCTATCTTTCTCAACACCTATTTCCCTACCTTTAAAACCTTGTTTTATTAATTCTTCACCAGATGTTGTTACTTTATAATTTATGAATGCTTCAACTGATTTTGGGTTTATGTTGTTCATTTGACCAAAAATTCTTAACGTATCGTCATCCATTTTTATAGCGTCATATCTTTCTCTAAGTTTATATAAATCACCACTATTAGTCTTAAAAAATTGTATTAAGAAGGCAATCTTTTTACCTTCTTCAGACGTATACTTAAGTGTGTCAACCAAGTACTTTTCAACCAACTTAGGTTCATTACTTACAAGTAAAGTAGCTATAAGTACCAATGGATTTCTAGTTTCTATTAATGGATCCGTAGTCACTACAAGTCTACCGAATATCCAATCCCATAGGTTTAGGTTGGTTATCATTTGTGTGAAATAACCAACAGACTGTGATTGTTTAACACCTTTTAAGAATTCATCCCTAATTCTTTCCTGTGATAGTGGTAAACCGTTACCACTTATTGGTGTTTTATCTTTAGTTATAGCGTCAACAATATCCTTATCTAATTGTGAACCAACTCTAGACGCAAATCTAATTGCTCTAAGTATACGTAATTTATCCTCATCAAAACGTTCTGAGGCTGAACCAACTGTTCTAACCACATTACCTTCTATATCACCAATACCACCAACTAAATCCACAACCTCCCCTTTATCTATATCATAAAATAAAGCGTTAATGGTTAAGTCACGTCTTTTAACATCTTGGTCTATTGTTGTAAACTCAACAGAGTCTGGTCTACGTCCTTTTCCCACATCTTTCCGGAACGAAGCGAGTTCAAACTCACCATCAGGTGTTATAACATTAACTACACCAAATTGTTCACCAACTTCAATTGTTCTAAACATGTTTAACATGGATTTAACAACTTCAGGTGTGGCATTTGTGGCCAAATCAAAATCCTTAGGTTCCTGACCTAATAATAAATCTCTAACAGCACCACCAACAACATATAACTCATAACCGTTATCTTTAAAGATTTGGTTCATTTGTTTTACCGAGTTAGGTAAATCCATATTTATCTTTTTCCTTACAACATTTTCATTTATGTTAGGTTTTTTATATAAAGGATTTTTTATATATATTGTTAAATCTTGTTCGTTTGATTTATAGTATCTAAAATCTTTAAAAAAAGACCAACATTTATTATCATAACACTCACTATTATCATGGTTGTTATAACCCACCCGACCTAAGTAATCAGAACCCAAATCATCTTTATTATAAAATTTAACTAAAATTAAATCTTTACCAAGAGTTGTTATACCTTCATCTATTATGACCCCCAAATCCATATTAAACTCAGCATCAATATCATCACCGTTAATTAATACCTCCATACCTTTTTTTAACAAACCAATTGTGGGTATGATAAATTCTTTATCAGTTTCATCATCACCAATAACATCTTCCACCCAACTATATTCATCATATTCTTTTACTATACTTTCATTTATTTTGGTTGAAACTAATATTTTTAAATGTTCAGAATCCTCAAATTTTGTATAATCTCTCATAAATGACCAACATTTTTTACCACGACAATCTTCTTTGTAGCTATCCCACATAGGTGTTGACATGTTGATTACATTCTCGTCAAATTTTTTATCGTTAAATTTAACTAAAATAACATCGTTACCCACATGCTGTCTAATACCGATAATAAAACCAATATCATCATTAAAAATAACATCTTCATCTTGTAAATCATAACCATTTACCAAAACAGTATCATTAATATTTAACATTTCTTTTGATACTGCAGGGACAAACCCACTACCTAGTGTATCATTAACCCATTCAAAATCATCAAATTCTTTTAACATTTTTTTAATAAGATCTTTCATATATAGTAAATATCTACAACTACTGCATATTTATATAATAAACTTTAAAAATGAAAATTTTAAAACCAGGTGAAACAAATACTAGGGGATTTTTAGTTGAATATGATTCCGGATTTGTGGCCTCTAATTTATCTTATAAAGGTAAAACAAATTCTGATTTAATTAAAGAACACCTACAATATTTAAACGAGTTTAAATCGGGTACAAACATAGGGAAAGATGGTAGTTTACCAGAAACAATCATAGTATACGCTGTATTACAAAAATGGGGAATTGAAAATAAAAACGGTAGAATTTACCCTAAAGAAATTCTAGAAAGAGAAAACAAAAGATATCAGGAATATATAAAAATGGGTACATCTTTAGGTGAGTTAAACCACCCAGAGTCTTCAATCATTGACGCCGATAGAGTATCACATAGAATTACTGAAACATGGTGGGATGGTAAAACTTTAATGGGTAAATTAGAACTTGACACAACACCGGGTTACCACAAAATGGGTATTATATCTTCTGTTGGTGATAAAGTGGTTAACATGATTAGAAAAGGTTGGACAGTTGGTATTTCATCTCGTGGTGTTGGATCCCTTAAACAAGAAGGTGGTAAAAATGTTGTACAAGATGATTTCGAATTAATATGTTGGGATATTGTTACATCACCGTCTACCCCAGGTTCTTGGATATCTTCTGAGGAAGGTGATTTAAAACAGTTTACAGAATCTTATATAAAAGATAACGGTTGTAATGGTTACACATGTCAATGGAATTTAATGGAAGAAAATGAACCAACCGAAATCCATTTTAATTCAATACCTACATCAAATAATAAAATATTAAATAGCTTAAATAAATTTTTAAAATGAAAAAAGTAATTAAATTAACAGAAAACGATATTGAAAAGTTGGTTAAAAAAATAATCAACGAAGGTAAAACTATCAATGAAGATTTACCAGAAAGAGAACAGGAAAGAAAAGATACTAGTTTCCGTAGAAGAGAATTTCAACCTTATAACAGAGAAAAACAAATTCAAAAACTTTTTGGTAAATACGCTGAAGATGTACCACCTCAAGTAATCCAATATTTAAGAAAAATACCTGGAACAATAGTTAAGAGGTTAGTTGATATCTATGGTTATGACAGGATACAAGGTTATTTGGATAAGGCTTCAGTAAATCAAGTTCAAGAGAATTATAACTTTGATGAAATAATTTCAGAAAAAAATAAATCTAACAAAAAATTAGATATTTAATTTGCGCAGCTGCGCTTTTGCAAAAGCAGCTTTGCAAAGATCAAAAAGATCCTAAGCAGCAAGAAAAAATTTTTAAAAATGAATTTTATAGACAGAGTAATATTAGAGGCCAAGAAAAAAGGTAAGAAAGTAAATCCTTGGTCTGTTTGTACAAAATCAGTTGGTGATAAAATAGGTACTACAGAAAGAAGTAAATGGACCAAAGCACAAAAAGAAAGATATGAAAGATGTGTTAAGGATGTTAAGAAAAAATCACCAATAAAAGAAGATTATATAAATGAATATGGTGGTTATGATGATCCAAGTATGTTTGCCACACACGCTGGTGGATATATGGGAACTATCAAACATCATTATAATACCATAGTTAGTTCTTTAAATGAATTAAATGATTTATCACCTGAGGTTTTAGATGACCAACTTAGGGTGGCTTTAGAAAATTTTTTAACTAAGATGGAAGGTTCTGTTAGAAATTTAGGTAAAGAAGCTATTGAGGCAGAAAAAAGACATTTAGGAAGTCTTAGAGGTGGAAGACCTTCACCAAGAGATTTTGACGAAGAATAATCAATATAATATTTTAATATAAATAAGGGATATGTGGTTTACATATCCCTTATTTTTTTGTAGAATTGTTGTATAAATATAAAAAATTAAAACAATGAATGATAATGTAGCAAAATACTTCTTAGTGAAAGTAGAATTTGAAACCATCAACGAAAATAATGGTAAACCAAAAAAGATTAGAACACAGTATCTTGTTGATGCTATGACATGTACTGAGGCTGAGGCACGTACACGTGTTTATTTAAAAGATTCTGTAATGGATTATGAAATTGTTAGTACAACTAAGAGCCCTATTGAGGATATTATCTTAGTACCAGATCCTGAATTACAACCGAAAGTTGTAAGTAAAAATTAATGTCTATATTTTTTAGGTAGACCAACACGATCTGCCAAATCTTGAAATATACCTTTATGATTTCTGGCTTCAGTGTTTTTATGTCCATGTGAAGCGTGTATTAATTCATGTTTCAGAATATCTTCAACATATTCTTTATCTTCTAAGGCTTTGGGATGAATTTTCATAATTCCAAGGTCTTTTTCGTTTTCAGGGTGTTTAAATGATCCAATTTTACCAGCTTTAATATTGTCATCAACTTTTACCACAATATTATCATCACTAACTGGTTCTTCACCAGTTATATCTTTATAAGCATTTTTTACTTTTTTACCAATCTCATCTTTCATATGACTAATTTTTTTAGTCTCAGCAGGATATTTTGACTTTTTAATAATTTTTTTTTGCATATAATCTGCTTTATCAGAAACGTCGTTTTTTGATTGATTTTCTACAAATTCCCTTAAAATAAGTCTGATTTTATCTTTCATATTTAATAAATATCACAATTTTTTATAAAAATTTTTAACTTTTTTATTATCAAGTTATTGCACTTTGCCGTCTTAATACATATTTATTTATAAATCTCGTGTAAGCGAGATAATATAACCATTAAAAACAATAAAAAAAGAAAATGGCAAACGAAAAGAAATCAATTATTGAGGAAGCTCTTCTTGAGGCACAAGAAATTGACGCCACTTTCAAATCAAACGCAAAAGAAATACTGTCTCAGACGATGAGTTCAGAAATTGAAGAAATGGTAAAGGAATCATTAACTGGTTCGAAAAAAAGATTGAAAGAGGATGAAGAAGAGGAAGAAGAATTAGACCTTGACTTAGACACTGAAGAAGAAGAGGAAGAATTAGACTTGGGTTTAGACACTGAAGAAGAAGGTGAAGACGAGACTGAAGAAACCGAAATGGATCTTGACTTAGGTGGTGAAGAAGAGGAAACTGAGATTGAAGATTTAGACCTTGACTTTGAAACCGAAGAAGGTGAAGAAGAGGGGGAAATGGATTTAGATCTTGGTGATGAAACTGAAGAAGTTATGGGTGACGTTGAAACTGTGGATCTTACACAAGAACCATTATCAGACGTAATCTCAGTATTCAAAAAAATGGGTCCTGAAGATGAAATCGAAGTTGTTAACGACAACGGTATCGTAACTCTTAAAGACAACAAATCTGGTTCTGAATACAGAATCGAAATGAACCCGGCAGGTGAAGTTGCTAGCGTTGAAGCTGGTGAAATTGAACTTGGTGAGGGTGAAGAAGGTTCTGATAACGTTATCTACGAAATAGTTGTGGATGATGGTGAGGAAGAAATGGAAGACGAAATGTCTTACATGGATTATGCCGAAGACGAAATGTCTTACATGGGTGATAAAATGTCTTATATGAACTATAAGAAAAGTGGTTTAAAAAATCCTGAAAAGGCTGATTTAGACAAAGACCACGATATTACACCTTATGAAAAGAAAAGAGGTATGGCTATCGAAAAATCTATGGAAGACGAGGGTGAAGACCATATGGATTATATGAAACATGATGATGAAGATCACATGGATTATATGTCACGTACTTTAGGTGCTGGCAGAAGATTTGGACGTAATGGTTTAGACAAACCAAAAGCTGCTCCAAGACATCTTTATGTTGGTGAATCTAAAACTCCACAGATTTCAAAACTCATCAAAGAAAACACAAACTTAAATACCAGAAATTCTGAACTTGAAGTAGAAAATAAGGAACTAAAAGAAAACTACGAAAAAATGGTAGACGCTCTTAAACAGTTCAGAACAAAACTTCAAGAAGTGGCTGTGTTCAACAGCAATCTTACTTACGCAGTAAGATTATTCACTGAAAATACAACTACTAAAGAAGAAAAGAATGACATATTAAAAAGATTGGATTCGGCTAAATCTTTAAAAGAATCTCAATCAATTTATAAACAACTTGTTAAAGAAATTTCTAACAGTAAGGCACCTATAAAGGAAACTATTGAAGAAAAAATCAATAACACTTCTTCTAGTGGAGCATTAATCAGTGAACAAAGTGTTTTTGTACACCCAGAGATTGAAAAAATGAAAAAACTTTGGGGTTACAGTTACAAAAAATAATAACAAATAACAATTAAAAAACCAATAAAAAATGGGATATTTATTAAAATCAGGTGAGGTTGGTAATATCGGATTAAAGCATCAAAAAGCAATCCGTGAGGCAACTGTAAACAAATGGGAATCTTTAGGGTTCTTAGAGGGTCTTGAAGGCCACATCAGAGAAAACATCGCTTTGTTATATGAAAACCAAGCATCAACTCTTATCAGTGAAACATCTACTGCAGGTGGAGGATCTACTGGATCTTTTGAAACTGTAGTGTTTCCAATCGTAAGACGTGTATTCTCTAAATTATTAGCTAACGATATCGTATCGGTTCAAGCTTTAAATTTACCAATCGGTAAATTATTCTACTTCGTTCCAAAAACGTCTGATAGAGTTGATGACGCAGCTTTCTTAGCTGGTACAAACGGTGGTACATCTAAACATAGAGGTTTAGCTATCGCTAGTTGTGTTAACTGTCCTGAATCTACATTTAGTGGTTGTACTAAAAACCTTTATGATATTTTCTATAACGATGGATTATACGATCAATCAAAAGGTGAAATTACTCTTAAAGTTGTTTCTGGTACAGCAGTTGTATTAACAGCTTGTACAAGTGGAAGTGAATATGTAGCAGGAAAAACTCCAGCAGCTTCTGATGGTTCATTACGTTACCAAAAATTTGAAGTTAAAGGTTTTAGCAGTACAGCTCCTGGACGTTTAGTAGGTCCTGATGGAAATGAAATGGATACAGAATCTTTCTTAGCTTCATTAACAGTTGTAGCTGGTACTCAAGTATTAGATCCTTCTGGAAATGTAATTTTCAATCAAGGTGACCAAATTCCTTTCCGTTTAGTAACTCAAAAATACGGTAGAGGTATTGTTGACTACGGTGATATTTGTTCAGCAGATGGTAAATTGTATATTGAATTAGATTTCACAAGTCCAAATTGTGTTTCTTGTTCAACTAAAACATTTGATGGATATATCGGGGCTAATTATACAGGAACTTCTGTAACATCAGCATCTTTCGTAGCTATCGCTTGGAGACAATACGCTGATTTAGAAGCTGAATCTAACATGGGTGAAGTTTCTTTTGAACTTGAATCTGTAACTGTATCGGTTACTGAACGTAAGTTAAGAGCTACTTGGACTCCTGAATTAGCACAAGACGTTAGTGCATTCCACAACATCGATGCTGAAGCTGAATTAACAGCATTATTATCTGAGCAAGTTGCGGCTGAAATTGACCGTGAAATCTTAATGGATTTACGTAAAGGTGCAGCATGGCAATTACGTTGGGATTACAACGGATGGAAGCGTTTACCAAACAACAATGGTTACACTCAAAAAGATTGGAACCAAACTTTGATGACGGCTGTCAACCAAATCTCAGCTCAAATCCACAAATCTACGTTAAGAGGTGGAGCTAACTTCGTTGTTGTATCTTCTGAGGTATCAGCAGTATTAGACGATTTAGAATACTTCCACGTATCTAACGCAGCTCCTGAGCAAGACCAATATAACATGGGTATTGAAAGAGTAGGTTCATTAAATGGTCGTTACACTGTTTACCGTGACCCATACGCTCCAGCGTACTCTGTTATCATCGGACATAAAGGTAAGTCATTACTTGACACTGGTTACATCTACGCTCCGTATGTACCAATGCAGTTGACTCCTACAATGTACAATCCGTTCAACTTCGTACCAGTAAAGGGTATAATGACACGTTACGCCAAAAAAATGGTTAATAATCGCTTCTATGGCCATATTCGTGTAGATGGATTACGTACATTCGACGTAAGAGAATTACGTTAATTAGTGTAAAAAACTAATATTCTAATATAAAAGAGGGACAATTGTCCCTCTTTTTTTATGTCTTATTAATACCATATAACCTATTTACTTTAATACCTAATTATGGTATAATTATATTTATGGAACAAGATATAGTCAAATTATATACAGAAGAAAAATTATCAATTAATCAAATATGTGAGTTATTACACGTAGGTAAACTAAAAGTTAAATCCATTTTAAGTAATAATGGTGTAAGTTTAAACAAAAAAGGCGGTAAGGTTAAACACGTATTGGTGGATGTTGATTACACTAAATATGATAATAAAATACTTAAATGTAAGAAAACAGGTAAAATCATAAAAGATGTTTTAAATAGATCGGGGTTTGTTGTTATACATTTAAAAAATGTCTACAACATTGAATTACCGTCCACCTTCAAAAGGAATATGGTAACAAAAACCACTGGTAAATTATGGTATGAAGATTATTTTGATGTAATGGATGATGTCACAGTTGAGAAAGAAAAATGGAATTGCCCTCTATGTGAATGGTCTACTAATGACACTGAAAATAAAGGTGGTTTTATTACTAAACACATAAGACAACATGATTATAATAACATAAGAGAGTTTTTTGAATACCACCCAAATGTACGTATTAATTTAAAAGAGGAAAAAATATTTTTAGATAACCCAAAGTCTTTTATAAATTGTAAAATATGTAACCAACCTTTTAGATCTATATCTAATACTCATTTAAAATCACATAACATTAGTTTAGAAGAATATAAAACTAAATACGGTGAGGTTTTTTCAGAAGATTTTAAAACCGAATGTAAAACATATTTAGATGTCGGTAGAAATAATATAGAGAATAATTTCACCTCAAAACATCAAAAAGAAATATCGGAATACATACAAAGTTTAGGTGTTACTGTTATAAATAACCACAAAAAATCTTTAAACGGTGTTGAAATAGATATATATGTTCCGGAACTAAAGATAGGTTTCGAGTATAACGGTTTATTTTGGCATTCAGAAAAAATGGGTAAAGACAAAAACTATCATTTAGATAAACAAAAACTAGCCAAAAGTCACGGTATAAAACTATATCACATTTTTTCTGATGAGTGGATTAAAAATTGTGATATTGTTAAGAAAAAAATTAAACATATATTAAAGTTATCTGAAGAAAAATTATACGCAAGAAACTGTGTAATAAAAGAAATTAACTCAAAAGAAAAAGAGGATTTTCTAAATAAAAATCACATACAGGGTGGTGATAAATCTAAATATAAGTTAGGTGCTTTCCATAAAGATGAATTAGTGGCTGTTATGACATTTTCTGACTTAAGGAATGTTTTAGGTTCTAAAAAGGAAGATGGTGTTTATGAATTGGTAAGGTTTTCTTCTAAAAACGTGGTAGGTGTAGCCTCTAAAATGTTAAAATATTTTATTAGAAAACAACAACCTAAAAAAATAGTAAGTTATGCGGATAAAAGATGGACTTTAGATGGTAATTTATACGAAAAAATAGGGTTTAAGTTGGTATCAGAGACAAAACCTAACTATTGGTACACAATAGGTGATAGTAAAAGATATCACAGGTATAATTTTAGAAAGGATATTTTGGTTAAAGAGGGGTATGATAAGAATAAAACTGAAAAACAAATTATGATAGATATGGGGTATCTGTCAGTTTGGGATTGTGGTAACTACAAATACGAATTAAATATAGATTAAAGAATACCCAAAAAGATAATATTTATATAACACATGAGAGAATTAATTAAGAAAATATTAAAAGAGGCACGTGTACCTAGGGAAGAAAGGGTGGAACTATATAAGGACGATAATATAATTGTTGTTGTTCCACTAACTCATAAAGCCTTACAAAAGTACGCAAACCAATGTCAATGGTGTATTAATAGTGATTTAGGTGAATGGGAAGATTACCATAAAGGAATGCATGCTATAATCATCCAAAGAAATCCAAAAAAAGATAAAATCGGTATAACAGGACATCGTGTGGCTGAAGAGATTTTACTTATGGGCAGGTGGGATGAAGGTGGTTACACTTTTAAAGATGTTTGTGATATATTAGGTTATCAATTTAAAAATGAAACCGATATGGGTGATTATTATGTAACAGTTACAAATGACATAAATAACTTCGCGACCAATATAGTTTATTACTCACCAGAAAATGGTATATACGACCAAGAAGATAATTTCTTATGGAACTTTCATTACGAAATATCTGATATACCAAACGTAACACCAAATGTTGTCCATATTATGGATGATTATCTTTGGAGAAGTTCCTCATTAAAAGAATCAGAAGACGGTTTTGATTGGGCTAAAGAATTAATTGATGCTGATGGTATTAATACTGAGGTTTTAAATTATTTAAAAACAAATTATCCAAAAAAAACCGAATCAACGCCTTATTTTGGGTTAAAATCTTTTATCATAATTGATGATAAACCATATTATTTTGATTATAGCTCCAAAAAATTAATATTAAATAAAATATATTGGGAGATTGAGGATGAATTTAACCATGTAGTTAAAAGTGTTTTAAGACGTACAATTAGACATTATATCAATAGTCTAATCTAAGAAATCATCATCATAATCATCATTCCATTTATCACGTTGAATATCATCTCTATATGATTTCATGTTTGCCAAATCAACTGATACCCTTCTTAATTCATCATTAAGAATTTTAATATCTTCCATTTTTTCTGAAAAAAGTTCATAACCAAAATCAATTAATTCTTTTTCGGTTTGGGATAAATCTTCTATGCTAATAGATATTTTATCCGCCATTAATTTTATATATTGTTCCTTAAGTGATTTGATTTCCATAAAACAAAGGTAATAAAAATTATTTTAAGAAATTAAATTTGTTTAAACCTTTTTTAATATCTAAAGGATTTCTCTGTAGGTCCAAAAGAATTTCATCCAATTCTTCTATTGTTAAATAAATTATGGGTTCTTCCCATAAATTTATGGCCCATATTTCATAAGTACCAATTTTATCATCCATTGGATTGATGTTGTAAGGGTTTTTATATGGTCCCACAATAGAAACGGTACCGACTTTATCGATAAAAATTTTAGCATGACCACCAAAAAACATTGATACCGGATGTGGTTCAAATTTTAAATCTTTAAATGTTATTGGTTTATTTCTATCCATTCGTTTCCGTCCCAATAATTTAACCTTCTTGTTTCTATATTAAATATTACCGAACCTAAAGCTCTAATTTGACCTTGTGTAAAAATATTACCACCATTACCCACAATCATAGTGGTGGTTAATCCGTCATTAATGGTAAAAGCATTGCCCATATTGTGGTTTAATATCTGACCTTCAGTCGCTAAACCTACAGCTACCAAATCATCAAATAGATTGTTAGTTTCTTCAAACTCAAAAATACTGTTTTTTTTAATAAAATGGAATTTTTTTAATTTCTTATTTACCATGTTTTAACAATAAAAAAGGTGATGTTAATGTAAACACCACCTTTTTAAAACACATAAAGATTATCCATTATATACGTCATCTTTAATACCTTTTTCACGGGCCAATTCTTTGTTAGATTTACCTTTTAGGGTTGTATTAATAACTGTCATAACTTCAGATGGTATAATTGTCATTAAGTCCATCATGTTGACAGCATTAAGTTTAATATCTTTGGAATCCCATATAGTTGTAGCCTCATTACTTGTGGATTTAGATTTGTCATGATGAAAAGCCACCTTGGAATAAATTTTATCACGAGTTTCTTCTTCTTTAACACGTTTATCAATGAAAAATACTAAAACACCATTTTCAGTATATTGATTAAAATACTTTTTAAAATCATTTTGATCTGAAGAAACACACCATTTTGTTGATTTACCGTAAATATTAGAAGAACGAGAAGTTAATGGTTGTAACACTAAAAAGTTATCATCTTCAAACAAAGATAATGTTTCATGTTTTTTAACATGACTTTTTGTTACTTTTTCACGAGCCAATTTAATAGTGTCAACAATTTCTTGATTGGACGGATAAGAATAAATGTCTTTATTTTCCAATAAATTTTTATTGGATAATTCTTCGAATTCTTTTACAATATCAAACATTTCTTTGAATGTATTGTTTTTTAATTCTTCTTTTAACCAATCAACCCAATTTTCAGTTTGTTTAACCATAAAAGGTAAATACTTATTTGTAGAAGAAGGATCGTTTTCAGCCAAAAGTTCAATCAAATCGATTGTAAATTTAGGATTTTGTTCTTTAAGGTCTTTTTTCTTAGCCATATTTAAACTATTTAATATCTTTAATTGTTTTGTAAAATTAATAATTTTTTTAAAATCAATCAACTTTTATGAAAAAAATTTCATCAGGAAAACCACCAAAAATAAATTTAGTTACATCACATAACCAAAGTTCTTTATCCAAATCAACACCCATATGAGATTTTAAAAAATAAAATGAACCATTACCATATTCTGTGGCTTCTCTAATTAATTTTAATTTACTACCACCTTCTATTTCTTTAACAGATAAAAGTAAACTAACACTGTCATTACCTTCTGATATGTAATCCAACATGTCATCAGCACCCTCAACCATTTCCAAATCTGCTTTATCACCCGGCCATTCAGGTAAATCAATATACCACCTATTACTTGGTTCTTTATAAAATCTGAATATCTTTTCCATAATGACACAAAGATACAGATTTTTTCTTAACATACAAATATTTATATAAAAAACATTTTATTATGAATAACACATTAACTTTAAAAGAACAAAAATTATTTGAGTCTTTAGTGTTGGAAACTAATGGTTTACTAACTGAAAATATATTTCATGAAATTACTAATTTAATCAAAAAAAAGATATCACCTGAAAAGGCTGAAACAATTAAACAAGAGTTATCAGATGGTCTGGGTATTGATGAAAATTCTTCTAAAGAAGATATTCAGGATATTCTTATTAAAAAAACTGGTGGTGATGCTAGTTTATTAAAGAAAATTTTAAGAGAATTCCTTAGTTTAACAACATCTATTTTATTATCGGATTTAATGAGATATATTGAAGCAGTTACCATTTATTTAACCGACTTTAATCCATTTGTTATTTTAGCTGTAATCATATCTTGGATTTTTAGTAGTACTAAAACTTACGAAAAGTATCGTAGAAAAGTTTTAGGACCAAAAATAGATAAATTTTTAAATGGCAAAAAAGTTTATTTAGGTGATTATGATGATAAAGATAATAAAGGTATGAAAGAAAATATGAAACTAAAAAAGGTGATCAAATTAACAGAGAACGATATAGAAAAATTAGTAAAGAAAATTATTAAGGAAGAAGAGAATAATCAACCTGAACAAAAACAGGAAAAACAAGTTTCCTTATTAAGAACAAATAATGGTGAGTTATCAACAATAGATGGTATTGTTAGGTCTATTCAACAAGCTAAGATGGCTTTTGAAGATTTATGTAACTCTAAGTTAACAGGGCAAGATGGTTACTCTAAAGAGATTGATGGGATAGTTAATGATTTCACTAAGTTGGAGGATAAGGTTAGAAAATCTAAAGAAACTGTTGGTAAATTTGTTCAACAAAAAAGTAAAGAAGACCATATGAGACATCAAAAACAGAAACAGATGGATTATATGAGGAAGAAAGAAGAAGCTGTTGAAAAAGGTAGATTCTACGCATAAAATTAAAAACCCCGAGAAATCGGGGTTTTTTTATTTATTAAATTTCTTTTCTAAAAACTTATAGATAACACCTTTATTGTGTTTTTCGATTAAATTTGTTTTATGTACATGTAAATCGTACAACTCCTTACAATTATCATTAAGTTGTTTAATGGTTTCATATTCTTCATCAGTTAACATGATGTTAGTATTTATTTGTTCAGGATAAAATTTATCAGTGGATGGTACTAAATAACCACCCTTTGTAAATTTATATGGTTTTGTTTTAACCACATCTTCTTTTAATATTTTCTTAATTAAATCTTTCATTAACACCAATCTTTTTCTGAAACTACCTCAAAAGGTATTATATCACCATAAGTCCTAACTTCCCCACCAGATTCTATCTTAATTTCTATAAAATAATCATTAGGTATGAACCAAGACGTATCAACTAAGAAGAAATTACCATCAGGTGTTCTACTAACTTCTTGCCAATCTATGTAATCTATTTGTATGTGACCACCTTCTTTGATGAATATTCTATAATAAACCTTATCTAATAAAGCTGTTTGGTCGTATGTATAAGGTATACGTACATTAACGTTTACACGTCTAGTGTCACCTCTTTTGATTTTTTCTTTTCTTTTTATTCCAACAACATTAAAGTCGTAATCATATATTGACATGTTACTTGCTGAACCCACACCTAACCCATTGGCATTTGCACTGTTAGTGGATCCAATTCTATAGTAATCTGTATCGTCTAATACAATAAAATCTAATTCTACGTTGCCTAAATTCTTAGTACCAACGGTAACGTCTTTCCATACATCACGGAATTGTATGTTACCACAATATCCTGATGTCGGGTTATCGTCAACCGTTAAATTAATACAATAAACACCCCTAGTTATTTGGGTAATACCTGATGAAGGTATTGTTGTAAATAAGTCGTCGTTTTGGTCATAGACATCTACACCACTAAACGTTGCATTAGTGTTTTGTCCACCAGCGTTAACATATAAACAAATATTGTTTGATTTATTTAAATAAAATTTATTTCTATCATCACTAATTCTATCATTCCATTTAGTTTCTAAGAACGGTTCAAACACCGTATTAGTTTCCCTACTAAAGAAACCTACATATTCAGCGTCTTCTAATGGAGCCTGTTCTAAAGATGGTTTAAATGCTAAACCTAAACCATAAGTTAAACCTGTATAACCACTTAAAATTAAACCGTTAATATAATCTGTAATATCAATACATACATTTTCGTTACCAAAATTAAAATGTTGTGTCGCAATAATTAAATTTGTACCACCGCTACATATTGTAGTACCAGAGGTACCACTAGTGGTTGCTGACGCACACCAATTACTTGGGTCTGTGGCATAAACACCTTCATTGGACCAACATGTTGTAACGTCACCCCTAACAAACCAATTTGCAGGTCCTTCACAATATACCTTATCACCTTCAGCACAAGAAACAATAGTTTGTGTATAATCATAACCATTTCCTTCACACCATGATTCTGGAACTTCAAACAATATTAACTCGAAACAAGTGGCTCTTTTAATGTCACCTACGCATGACGAAACTGTTTTACACAATTGTTCTTGGTCAAAACAAGATGTGTTGGTCATTTTTAAAGTATGGGTCATTCCACTTACGTAAGGTATATCTTTAGAATTAACCCTTTTTAATATCTCATTAAAATTTAAATCAAATATATATCTTGAATATTTTACTTCCTCCGCTTTTAATGATCCACCATGAAATAATTCTACAATAGGGTTTCTACCTGTGTTAACATAAGAATCCCTAATTAAAGTGGTGTCTTTATCGAAATATGTTCTTAAAATTCCCATTAATCTTTTTTACTATAAATATCATCGGGAATTAATTTGTTTTAACACCTTTACTTAAGAACTTACAGTTTTCATAATCTATATAAGAGGTACCATCTGGGTTTAACTTTGTTTTTCTTGTACCCATGTTTTGGTTAAACCATTTTATTAAATCGTTTTTTGTTTTATCACCATCAGGTTCTCTCCTAGAAGCTTTATGAATGTGACCCTCAACATAAGCCCTTAATTTTTCCAACATATCCCAAATAAGGTCACCATAGATAACTGGGTGTAATTTACTGTTTTCGGTAATAATTTGTAAATCTATGTTATCACCATTTAATATAGCCGGAGATTTACCTTTAGAAGATGATCCCATATGACTTATTAAATTTAATTTATCAGCAACTAAATTAACATGTGTCCTATCATCATTCAAACCTAATCCTATTTGTGTTGTTGTTTTATTTTTTTTAGGAAAAGTATGGTTAATTGTTACATAAGCAGGGTTTTTTTTGTTTAAACTTACCGGATAAGGTTGATTTAAATTTCTATAATCAATCTTACCTGATCTTAATATTATTTCATCATAATTAGATTTATTTCTTAATATTAAATCAGTATTTCTTCTACCTAATAAAGCTATATCACTTTTATTAGGATATACCCCCCAAACACCTTGTTTAGAATCTGGCCATTTACTTATAGCAGGGTTATAACCAGAATTTTCTACTTGTATTTTAGCTACATTGTAATTACTTTGTTGGTAATCTAAAGGGTTTTCTTGTCCAATAACAGGACCAATATATTGCCTTCTTTGTTGTTTATTACGATAATCAAAAACAGCCACCTTAACCATTTCACCGACTTTAGGTATCATGTTAAGAAATTTAGGTAATAAAGGTTCACACCAAGGCAAATAAGCATCAGTTTCGTTATTACCCAAGTTTTGATTTTGTTGTTTACTATTGCCACCACCTTGTAAAACAATGTTTTTATCAACACCCTCAAGTCTAACCTTAATACGTCCCGCATCGTAAGGATCATCAATTCTTATTACTACACCGTAATACCATAACGGAAATGACATTTTATCCAATCTTGAATCCGCATAACCAAGGTCGTATCTTCTTTCGTCACTCATTTGTTGTTAATTCCAAATCTATCGTTTAATTCATTATTTATTTCATTATATTTTTTTTCGATTAAAGACCAATAATCATAGATTTTGACCAAATCAATTCTAACTTTTTCAAACTCATCTTTTAATTTTTTTTGCATTTCAATAAGTTCGGCATTACTTTTATTTTTAATTTTTTCCATAACTATCTAGCTGTAGCGTTACCAGAAGCTATACCAACAACAGTACCGGCAACTTGTACCGGCCCCCCTGCATTACCACCAGTACCTTGTATAATAGTACCTGGTTGTATGGCAACATCTATCACCATTTCTGATGTTATAGCATTGACTATTTCTTCTACTCTAATTTTTTCCATAATTTCGTCAGGTGAAATTTCACCACTCGGTAATGGACCTACTGGTATACCGGCTTCAGCTTGTCTTTGTATTATTTTTGCTGCAATTTTTGAAGGGCTTAATCCTGGTCTGGCTTTTGAGGCCAGTATTAAAGGGTTGGGGATGGCTCTTGATCTAGTAGAGGCTATTTTAAATAAATTTAAAAGTGAGTTTAAAACCGAGTTGGGATTTTTAAAGTCGGTTTTGTTTGGATCTATATCTTTACACTTTGCCATATTAAATATATTTTGATGAGTTGGGTGTTGGTATGGTATTTAATAAACCATTTGAAGCCCCTGATATTATACTATTTATTGATTTTATTCTTATTTTAACTTTTTCCTTAACTATTTTTAAAGTTATTTCTTCAACTAAGGCTAATATTTCTTTTTTAACTCTTTTAAAAACAATCTCAACTAAGGCAGCTAGACTTTCTCTAGTTACGTATTCAAAAAAAACTCTAGTTATTTTAACAAAATCAAAACCATTTGTTTCATCTACTGTTGTATCGTTAACAGTTTTTGAAGATAGTTGATATAGTGATACTATTTTAGGTTCCAAAATAACACTAGTAAATACTTTAGGTAAAGATTCAATCATTTTTAAATTTAATGATTGTTTAGCTACAGTTCTATCCTCATCTGGGACGTTAATAGTCAAATTATCGTTCATTAAATTAATTGATTGTTTTATTACGACATCTACTTTAGAAACTGGTGTATTTAATATGTTGTCAGAAATATTTTTCATAACATCTGGTGAAGATGTTACTGGTAAGGTACCACAACCCAAATCCAAGTAAACAACACCAACTTTTTTTTGGTTTGACGTATTTTCCACTTCAAAATTTTCTTCATTCGTAAATGAAAAATAACTATCATCGTAAGTATATTCCTCTTTACAAGGATCTGAATTATTTATTTTATCTTGTAAAACATTAATTTTTTCAATACTAATTAATTTATCCAAACTAAAATTTATACCTTCCAAATTTGATGTTAGTGATCCTGTCATCATATCATTAATTTTAGGTAACATGTTTTGTAATGGTATTAAATCGATAGAGTTTGTATAATCAAACAAAAATTTATTAAAAGATTTGCCATGATAAGGTTGACTGACAGACATTTCAAATTCTTGACTGGTATTAAAATAAGTAACATCTACAATATTAACACCGTCAATATTTTTCCAACTACCAGAACCACCTGTTTGTATTAAATTATATAAAAACCAATTAAAATCTTCATTAGGACTTTTATTATAAAACATAGAACCTATTTTACTATTTGGGTTAATTTTTAATAAATCACCAAAATCAATATTATTTACTTTAACCCTAATAGATGGTGGATTATTGCTTGGTATTTTAAAATCTACACCACAGGCTAAACAAGATTTTATACCTTTATTAATACCATCTTTTAGAATTCTAATTAACACCGGATAAAATTCAACCAAAATATCAGTTAATATACTTGTTGCCTCACATTTTGCTCTATTATTTTTATCTTTATCTTTACAAGTAGTACTTAATAAATCTAATAAAAAAGGTAATAAATTTTTACTTTTTGAGTTCACAGACTCCAATGAAGATGTTACTTTACTTTTTGGCAAGTTGTTTAACACTTCTAATAAAGCCACATTATTAATAGATTGTGTTTTATCGTCAATAAACCCCATTATTTAATGTTATAGTTTTTTTTATCATTCCCACCCTCTTTATCGTCACCTTCATTAAAAATATTACGTAATAAAGCCATATCTTCAGGTGTTAAAGAACCATTTCCATTTCCACCAGTATCGGATTCACCACCTTTAAAAATTAGTTGGCTCATTAGTTTAACCAAGGATATTTTTTTATCAATGGTAGAATCAATAATTTTAAGAAGGTCAGTATTAGCTTTGTTTAAATTGGTTAAATCATGCATATCTTCAACATTAACTTTGTTTTTGTTTTCGTTAATTGTCCTAATACATGTACTTCTTTGTTCTACAAGTTCATTGTAGGCCTCCTGAGCCACAATTTGAAAACTTTGTTTAGTTAACTCTATTTTTTTCTTAGTTGGTCTAGCCATAATTCGTTATTTATATTCGTATCAGTAATTCTAATTAATTTAATATTATTTTCTGTACAGTATTTATTTTTAATTTCATCCCTTTCTTTGGTTTTAATAAAATTTTTACCACTATGATCACCCCAATGAGGTTGAAAATGTTGATACCCATCATATTCAATACATACGTTGAGTTTTGGTAGATAAAAATCGAACTTTAGAGGGAATTTATTTTTACAATCAGGAAAACTGTGTTGTTGTATATATTTAATTTTTTCTTCTTCTAAAATTTTTTTAATCCTCAGTTCACCCTTAGATACATTACACATTTTACATCCAAAACCCTGTAAATGGCTATATGGTTTTTGTTCAAAAATACCATGATTTGGGCATATAATAAATACTTTTTTATGTGAATTCACATAATCCACTAATGAATAGTCAAATTTATTATTATGTATTTTATTTGCTCTATCTATGAAAATATTAGTTGTTAGTTTTTGGTTATTACTACAATGTGGGCACCCACATTTTTTCAATAGATGATCACACGATCTTTGTTCAAAAATACCATGATTTGGGCATATAATTTTTATTTTAGTAGAACAACAATCAACATATTCAGATAAAGAATAATCGTACTTATTTTTATGTATTTTTTTAGCCTCACGGATAAAAACCTCTGTAGATAACTTTTTATTTTTAGCACAATAAGGACATCCGTGTTTTTGTTTTATATGTGAACATGGACGTTGTTCGAAAACACCATGAATGTTACATATTATTTTAACTTTAGTATTTGTGTTAACGTAATCAACTAAAGAATAATCATACACATTATGGTGTATTTTATTTGCCTTATTTATGAAATCATATGTTGTTAATTTTTTAGGCATATACATATAAATATAAGGTAAATGGTTTTTTACCACCATAACCCAATTTTATTTGTACTATAACTTTCCTGAGTTATGCCTAAAAAACTTTCGGTATTTAATTTAACTTGTTTTTTTTGTGGTCTTCCCATGATTTCTTTTATTTATAAATATCAAAATGGTGGTTTTTACAAACCACCATCTTTTATAAACTTATAAATACCACGATATCTTTTCATTGCGTTTCTAATATCTTTGGTACTTAGTGATGTCATTTCTCTCATATAATAAAGAATTAAATTTTTATTATACTTATTAGTCGCTTCCTTACCCTCAAAAACATTTTCCCAATTTTCCAAAATAGAAACCAAAGCGTTACCAACTTTTATTTCATTTTCGGTTAAAATTTTATTTTGTAATTCTTCTTTAATTGAAGTTGATATTTCATCTATTAATAAAGTTAAATCTAGTTCTTGATTATCTATCTCATAAGAGTATTCTTCATTTTCTTCTAAATCTGGGGCGATATCTTCATATGATATCAAAGTTTTTAGTTTTTTATCATCTTTTATTAGTTTACCTAATAAATAATGTTTACAAACAGTACCATAATAAGAATATGATTTTTTACCTTTTGATGGTTTAAATTTATGAAATTTCATCATTAAAAATGATAGTGTATCAGAATGTAAATCTTCAAAAGTCATACTTTTAGAATATAACTTATATCTTCTAATGATACTTTCTATCATTTTATTTAATGGAGCTTGTAAGTGTTGGCGATAAATTTCATTTCTTCTAAATTCATCTTTTGTACTACCAGTCCATCTGTATCCCTCTAATGATTTTGAATCATGTATTAAACTACCTAAAGATAAAAATTCTTTAACAGCTAATTCTTCTACATGTCCAAAATAAGGATCTTTTGACGGTTTTCTTCCTCTTTTTCTTTCTGTGGACATTATACTATTGTAGAAATCTCTCTATCAAACTTTATGTTTCTATCGGCTTTAAAATAACATTCCTTACGGGAAGTACTAAACCAAAATCTGGCCTCAATAACATCGATTTTATCCGTTTCTTTATTTTGATAATTAAAAAATAAAGAATCTGGTCTCATATTAACTTTTTTATACCCTAATTTAGGGATGGTCATTATTTTTTTATCATAATAAGTCATTCTTAATAAAAACTCATATATAAAGTGAAGTTTAATACTAGGTTTTAAACCACCCACGGCTTTGAAAGCGTCTACCTTAATAACAGCACCCGACAATTGAAAGTTGGGGAAGTTCAATAAAGCATCATTGTCTAAAAACCCTAATTTATCAGAAAAGTCTTTAGCCCATACAGGTTCATTACTAAAATGTAAAAAACGACCTTCAGGACTTACATCTAAAACAATTGGTAAGAAAACATCTGTTTCATCGTAAGCCTCTACATATTTGTTAACATTATCAAACCATATTTTTGAATACTCGTCATCAACTTCTAATATAGAAAAGAAAGTGGTTTTAACTTGTTCAACACCAAAATTAATTTGTGAACAAAAATCAGTATTACCTTCATTAACTACTATTCTATAATTTACGTTTTTTAAATATTCTTCATTAATTTTAACACCTTTTGCTGTTACAATAATAACTTCTTCTGGGTTAATTTTTTGATTTTCAACACTTTTTATAGCCTTTTCAAAATAAGAACTTAGAGTGTCATCCATTTTATGGATTGGAATTATAATTGTTGTTTTATTTTCTGCCATTTTTTAAATTATTTTTCTGTTTCTACATTATTTTCCACTTCTAACGGTAGTGAAGATTTTAATTCATTAATTCTATTTGTAAAGAATTTTTCATAAACTTCTTTTATTTTTGATTTTTGTTCTTCATAAGAGTAAGTATCTTTTTGTTTAGACATTTCTTCATATAATTCAGAAGGTTCACCATCTTCTAACCAAGCTTGAAAATAGTTAGCTATTAAATCAACAATCATCAATGGGTCATGTGTCCAAAGACCGTTTTTATCTGACATCCATTCAGGTACCATGTTTGGTACTAACCCTAAAACGGGTACATTACATTTCATAGCTTCTAACGGAAATGTACCAAAAGAGGAATCCTTATCAATCCAAATAGCTAAACAGGATTCTGATAAAGATTTAGCAAAAGTTTCTCTAGGTAAACCTCTCATGTCGCGGAAAGAAACCCATTTTAAATGAGGGTATTTTAAATAAAATGCCTTGTAAAGTTTAACTAAATCCCTTTGGTCACGAGTTGAAATCGCTATTATTGGTTTTTTTGGTTTATCTGAGGGTTTGAAGTATTTTGGTATACTTACAGGAACTACTTCGGCTTTAATTTTTTTAGAAAACAAATTTTCAAGATATTCTTTTTGTTTCTCACTTGTTGTAATAACTTCTGTAATACCGTAATCAGACCAACTTTTACCTGGCATTAACATTTCAAAAATGTAATCGTAAGATTGTGAAAATACTATTCTCTTAGAAGGTAAATTTAAAGTTTGTTCCATTACATTTGAAAATACTTCAGGTATGATTATAAAATCTTGTGGATTAACTTTTAATTGTTGAGCTTCAATTGACACGTGTGGTATTTCAGCGTAAACTTCACCTAATGTGTTGGCTACTGAAACGTAATCATTTTTTTCATGTAAAATTTGAGCGTCATAACCTAAATCACGTAATATTTTAGCATGATCATAAATGTTGGCCAAACTAGCGATTGGATTACCTTTGGTGTCCATTGTAAAAAAATAAATTTTAAATTGTTTGTTCTCTAAATTAGAGATTGCGTTCTTAACGACTTGTTTAGTGTTATCTTCCATTGTTTTCTTTTATTATATTATGTTTTAATAATGTGTTAAATGATAATCTAAAGGGTATTGATAATTGTTCACCTAATTTAGTTCTACCCATAGCTTCATCAACGATTGAATTTTCGTTTAAAATTACATCCATTAAAGCTTTGGTAGTTTCCCATTTGGTTAAATCTACTATTTGAGTGTAATCTACAACATCATCCGTTTCATTGTTTTTTTCGGATTCCATTTCTTTTTTGGCCTCACCTAAAATATCTTCTATACTTTCAGAATTATCTAAACGTACAAATTGACTTAAAGTTTCTAAATCAAAATAAAATTCATTTCCGGCTATCGCAAACAATGAAGATTTATTATCCGTATTTTTAAATTTGTTCATAAAATAGATTTAATTAATAATTGTAATAAGTAAACTTTAAAAGATTAATTAAATAAATCTAATCCTATAAGTTCTTTAACTGTTTTGATTGTATATTCTGAAGGTATATCTTTGTTATATGTTTTTTCGATTTTAATAACAATTTTACCTTTAGGTTTGGAGTTTAAAATTTCTGGGTGATCTGTAATCATACAATCAACATGTTGCCAACAGTCTGTTGTATTTACCGTAAATTTAATGTCTTGTATCATACAACCTGTTTTAGATAGGAAAAATAGTGTGGCAGGAATACTCCTACCCACTTCACGACTTGTTATAATAATATCATGTTTTTTTCCATTATCTTTTAAATGTAAATTTAAATCATTTATAGATTGTACAGCACCGTCTATAACTTCGTCAGAATAACCAAAAATCTCTAAACAACATTTATCGTATATAAATTCTTCTACAGTAATTGGTTCTTCCTTAACCTCAGTAAGTTCGAATGTTGCTTCAGATTTTACAAACTCCTTTTCATTGAAGTTGGGGTTGAATTCTATTTCATTCCTTACAATTTCTTCTTCAGGGAACTTAATCCATTTTTCTAAATCGTAGTCTTGTATGAATATTTCTTCACCATCCTTTGGATTAAAATATTTTGTATGTGTTTTCTCAATCTTCCCGAAAAAATCACGTAAAACCCCATTAATTGAAACACCTATTTTCATATTTTTAGTCTTTTAGAATTTGTTTTTTACCGTTATTAGATTTCTCTTCCTCTAGTTGGTCAAATATATCCTCTATTACCTTAATAATTGGGTTTCTAACGATATCTTCTTCATTTCTTAATTCTACAGTACCGAAACCTTTTTTATCTTTAAAACGTTCTATGACAACTTCTAAAGAACTTTCTTTTTTATTACGTATGTCTTTCTGTTTAACATCACCTAATATTATTAGTTTTGAATTTTCACCGATACGTGTCATTAGCGTCCTCATATTATCCAAGGATATGTTTTGAGCCTCATCAATGATGATAATGGATTTATCAATACTCCTACCACGAACATAAGCTATAGGCTTAATTTCAATCAACTTCATTTCTTTAAGTCTGTTAGTTAAACCTTCTCCTATAATTTTACTAAAATTATCAATAAAAGAATCCATAAAAGGTTCCATTTTTTCTTCCATAGTACCTTTTAAAAAACCTATTTCCTCATCTTTTAATGTGGTTACAGATTTAACTAATATGATTTTTTGATAGGCAGTTTCAGGGTTTTTTAGTAGTTTTAAAGCTTCGGCACAGGCCAAGAAAGTTTTTCCGGTTCCTGGTAGCCCAGAAGCTATGGTAATTTCATTTTCTTTTATTGCTTGTAAAAGTTTTTTTTGATTTTCAGTTTTTGGTTTTACGTCAACCTTAATTTGTGTAAAAAAATTATCACCATTTCGATTATAGTTGGTGCTATTTTCTACTTCTAATATTTCTTCTTCTGAAAGTTTTTTAGTTCTTCTTTTAGTCATATTTTATTTATTATTATTTAAGTGGTAATCTAACCAATAGTTATATGTTTTTAAATCGTTAGGTGTGCCCCAACAAATATAATCCTCAACCTCAAATACTTTTACGTTTAAATTATCGTTAATATTTTGGTTCAATATATCGTCAACATAGAACTCACCGTTAGTTCTAACATTTTCTTTATAATTCTTATGTAAACCATCTATAAAATATTTAGCCTTCCTGAAAAACATAGTACCTATTATAGCGTGTGTTTTTAAAGGATTATCATATATAAATTTTTTACATGACACATGTTTTATATTATTATTATCATCTACATCCAACCAAGCGTATGCGTTAGGATTTACCTTACTTGTTTGATTGTTTCTAAAAGACCAAACTATAATGTCTATGGTTTCATCTTTTAACATCTCATTACATATTTCTGTGTTATAATATATACCATTATCACACGCAGATATTAATATAGGGTTATCTAAATTAACATCTTTAAGACCTATTTCACAAGTACAAGCCTGACCTTCAGTAACACCATCAATACCTATAACATCAGAATACCTGTTAAAATTTTTCAAAACCTCATCTATACCATATTCTTGTATATGTTCATTTCTTACTATGAAAACATTTTTATCACAGTTAGGTAAGTTTTCTATTGCCTTTATGACCATAGGTTTATTATCTACAGTTATAAGTGGTTTTGGCAAACCATAACCCTCCTCACTGAACCTACTACCGTTACCAGCCATTGGTAATATTAACGTGGTATTCTTTGGACAAGATATGTTTTTCATCTTAGGTTTTTTGAAGAAATCGGACCAACTATTATATGTTTCCAAATCATAAGGTGTCCCCCATTGTAACATTTTGTTTATTTCAAATATTAAAACAGATAAACCATCACGAACTAACAGATTATAAACCAAACTAACATAGAACTCACCTTTTATATTCACATTTAAATCGACTAATTCTTTGAAATATTTTTTTAAGATATTTAAATTCTTAAAATAATAGGTTCCGTTAGAGGCATATTCATTCATTTTATTATTGGTGAATGGTTCCTTTTCTTTTATCTCTAATAATTCATTTTTTTTGTTAGTTTTACAAAAGGCATAATTATCATTACCTAACATATGTGGGTGAAATCCTGTATAACAAGGTATAGCACCGTCATAGTTGTTATTTCTAACATCATTCAAAAATTTATTATAATCCCATACAGTACCGTAATCACAATAACTAACAATTATATCCCTATCATTCTCTAAATGTAAAAAATCCACAATTTGGTTTATAGCATCAACAGGGCCTTTCCTATCTTCTATAGATACTTCATATATTTTACAATTTGGTGATATGCTCTTAAGTATGTTTGACGTATTAGTTTCAGACAAATGTTTTTTATTACATATAAAAATAACATCTTCTGGGTTATCGAATAATTCTACAACATGTTGAATTATTGGTTTACCGTCAACAACTATTAATGGTTTTGGTTCTAAATAACCGGCCTCAATAAATCTTTTACCAATACCAGACATGGGTATTATTATTTGTGGTTTTTTTGTTAACATAACCCCTTCTTTTTTAATTGATTTTCAGCATGTAATACATAATCGGAACAAACAGCGTATACAACATCTTTGTTATAATCATCTATGTCTTGAATATTTAAAAGTGGTATTATTGTCGATTTACTAGATAAGTTCCTAGTTAAATCATGTACCCATATAAATTTATTACTAGTCAAAACATAAGGATCTGAATTATGACAAAAAAACATAAAACCACCAATTTCTATTAATTTATTGGCTGAATCTAAATCTTTACAATGAATCCATAATTTTTCTTTTCTCAATTTCAACCATGTTTCTGACACTTCATAATCTGGGGTGTCATGACCCAAATAAAATTTATCACAGATATATCTTAAATCAATTTCAACCTCATAACCAGCAGAAATGGCTGTATCTATATAAGACGGTGAGTTTTCTCTATCTATCTTTGGTCCTTGTATATTACCCCTATGAGAAATTAACTTCATATTTCTTCTATTCTTAATGTTTTATCATCGATAAACAAATCGTAATAAGGTTTATTAACATTCAATTCGTGGTGTTTAGCACCCCATTCTAATAATTGTTTTTTAGTTAATTCATACCAATTTATTTGTGTTCTACTACCACGTGCTGTCCAATAAACTATAGTATAACCTTTATCATATAATTTATTAATCTTATCTATATTTTCTGTTATTGGTTTTGCGTTGAAATAATTTCTTGGTGAGGGTGTCTCACAAATAGTTTCATCTATATCCACGTATATAACTTTCATGTTAAATTTTCTTGTCTATATTTTTCTTGCTTATCCTTCAATAAATCTATAACCTGTTTTTTTGTTAAAAAATTAGAATAATTGGTGTTTTGTATAAAAACCTCGGCAGATTTTTCACAAATTTCTGATGATATTAAACACTCTTCGATGTTTTTACCACAAGTGATTATGCCGTGATTTTGTAACAATATGAGTTTTGGGAAATATCCCTCCTTTTTAATGAAGTTCTCGACATATTTTTTAACCATTATGGTTAATTCATCACCAGGTTTAACGTATGGTATTAAACAAGATTTACCACCGTTAAATACTACCTGATCTGGAAATAATCTATATTTAGCAAATGTTTCAGAGTGTGTACTACATAATATTTTTAATGTATTTACCGGGTGAGTGTGTGATACAAAATTAATATCATCAAAACTCAACAAGTATGTATGGAAACCTAACTCCATACTACCTTTTTTATTTAAATTAGATATTTGTTTACCTTCTGAGTCGAAATCAACTAAATCATCCTCAGACAAATTAGATAGTTTAGTGCCACTAGCTTTTATCACTATCAAATAATTTTGTGGTGTTTTTATCTTGGTTGAAACGTTTCCTTCGACACCTACACAAAACTTAGATACTTTTTTAGACAATTCTAACAATTTTATTTTATTCTCAAACATACCAAATATTACCAATTTCATTCACCATTGTAAATAGTTGTGATTAAATCTTTAACATTAAGAGTCCATTCAGAATTTAAACCGTTATCTAATGGTTTACAATATTTTTTATTTAAAATTTTATTTTCATATTTTGTTTGATTATTCCACCCTGCTACAAAATTTTTAGAATAACTTATAGTTAGTTCATCTTCAGATACATCAATAATTTCACCAATAACATCATTACACTTAACTCTCATATATTTTTTAAATAAATCGTTAGATACATGTGATGTTTCTGTGAAATATGACACATTAACATTACTGAATGAGTATTTAAACCTGTTATTAACGTCTAAGAATGTTGGTGATATTATTGATAATACTTTTGTTTGTGGTTTAGAAAATAGAACGTTACACATACCACCACCAATTGAACCAACCACATATTCTACTTGTGAAAATAACAATATCTTCTCAACGGTAGTTAAATTTTCGGTGAAAACCTCTACAAATCCTTGTTTAACTAGAGACTCTACTAACTCATCCTCATTGATTAATTTCCTTCTTGTGGTATAATTAGTACCTATATTGGTGAAGTCGTTATGCATCCAACTTCTTCTAGATACATATATTTTTTTAGGTTGATTATTATAATCCACAACGGATTTGGTGACTTTACCTACTATGTGTTTATATAATTGGTAAACTTCATACCTTGGTGGTAGATTTGAATCTATACCGTGAGTATATGAATTTGATATGTAAATTTCTTTATAGACAGTGTTTGAATCACAAATAACTACATCCCCCACAACATCAATATCTAATAAATTTAAAAATTCTAAAACAAATGGGTAAAATTTATTATTATTTTCAGCGGGGTAGTTCATTAATAATTTTATACTGGGTATTTCTTTTTTAATAAATTTATAACTCATTAAATAAGGTAAAGTATCATATATAAAATGGTAGTAATTATCTGTATTATATACAAAATAAAAAACAGGTGTATTAAGTACGGTGGTTTTTACGGTGTCATTTATACTGTAGTTCTCTTGGGTGGTAACATCTTTTAGAGACATTATCTTCTCATCCATTGGGTTTATTACATTACTTTCTTTTTTTAATAAACAATTAGGGTAGTAAAGGTTTTGTCCGATTAAACTTACATCCGTTATTTTATATAAATTAATTTCCCTATTGTTACGGTCTTTTTTGTGAATGTTTTTATATAAAAAATTACTATCTAAAAACATTAGAAACCCTTTTTATACATATAAGCTGTGGGTGCAATCCAGTTTGTACTTTTTAAACTAAAATCTATACCTTTTTCTTTTAAAAACTTCTCTACACCTTTACTTTCCGTGAATTTATGGTATTCAAATTCATCAAACAAAATTACGCCACCAGGTAAAATTCTGTCCCAAAGATATTTTAAAGCAAAATAAGTGGGTCTATCTAAATCAACATCTATATATAACATTGAAATTCTAAAACCAGGATTTTCTTCTAAAAATCTTGGTATTGATGTCTCTACATCACCTTTTATTAATTCGTATTTATCGGTAGATATTTTAGTACCCAATAATCTACCTTTCACTGATTCCAAAGATAGGTCATCTACATTAACTCTATTGTATACTATATTCATAGATTCTTTATCTAATTTACTATCTTTATTTAAAATTTCATCGGCCTCAACAGTACCAAAAATATCAAATCCTAATACTTTTTTATTTGAGTTTGGGCAATAAACTTCTATAAATTTTGAAAATGTGGCAATACCCGAACCTTTAAACACCCCTACCTCTACTATATCACCAGGAATATCTTTAATATTTAAAAAGTGTTGGAATCTATGTAACAGTTTACCAACTAGCTTAGTATCTTCTGAAAATATAAAATCATTAAATGATTTATAAATTTCATCTTTTGGGTTATTTTTTGTATTCTTATTTGTTATATCTATTATCGTATTTTTCATATTATTTTTTTATAATAAAAATTATTTCTGAATATCGACCTTTTTCTAAATTAAATTCTAATATGTTATCATTTAAATATTCGATCTCATCTTTTGCCATAAAATCTGATTCTATCTTACCAGTCTTTAGGTAATTTTCTGCCATCCATAAAGTAGTTTTATCTGTACTAGGACCCTGATTATACCTTCCATCTCTTGATGTAAATAAATCTTCAATTACAAATAATCCACCAGATTTTAAATGTTTAAACATAAAACCTAAAAAAATTTGTTGCCCTGCCATAGTATGTGGACCGTCATCAATTATAATATCATAGTCAGAGCCAAATGTATTTATTACATGGTCTAACCCTATTTTTCCCCCTTCCATGTTGGTGTGGATATTTTTTAAAAAAGTATTTTCATAGTTTTGAAAATCACTGCTTGTTCTTATTTCACAATTACAACAAGTAGTTTTTATATTTTTATAATGTCTATCCAAAACAGTGTGGTCTACTAAATCTAACCCATATATTGTTGCATCGGGGTAATATTCCGACCAAGTTCTTAATGAGGCACCACAAGTATCTATTTGTGGAACTGCTGTAGTAGAATAAATTCCAAGTTCTAATATTTTATTTGGGGACTTAATATACTTATCAAAATATTTTTGATAATGTTGGGTATACTGATGATCTAAACTACTTTTATCAGTATTGTGTTTAACAGCTAATTCGTCTATTGTCATATTGTTTTTTTTATTAAGAGTGTTCGTATTTTAAAGCCCAAGAATGATCGTTTGGGTATGACGTATAACCATATTTCTCTACAATCATAGGGAAATCACGTTCAAAAAAATATAAATCAAATTTATGTTCAACACCTAATGTAAGTAGATTTTTTTGAAAAAAGTCTTCAATAACATCATTTAGGAAATTTTTTATAATAGAACCTTTTATTGTGTAAAAAGTATAATGACCAGTTAAATCTGAACATCTATTAAAATGATTACCAATTAATATGTGTTTTAAATTATTTTCAACATAATCTTTATTCTTAGGTAGTTGCCTTATCATCCAAGGCATAAATAAACCTAAACGATCATTATTATCAAATAAAGTTTCTATATCCTTTCTTTTTGAGTGGAATATTTTATATACTGAACTTCTTAACGTACTACCAGATGTGACACCTTTTGTATGCATAAACCATAATAATTTATGTTCTAAACCAATTTTTTTGTATAATTTTAAAGCCGTTTGATATGCGGAGGCGTCTGATTTGATCACCTTATCATCTTCTGTGATTTCATAATATATATTCAATCTATCTTTATAAGATTCTATGGTTTCAACCCACTCTCTACAAGATGGATTAATCCCTATGAAAATATCACAATCTTTAAAATGTTCACATATTTTATCTAACATTTCTATACCAATGTGTAACCTATCAACTGTAGGTACATAGGTCGCGAATATTACGGCATCTTTCATACTCTAATTATAATTAACGTTCATTATAAAATAAAGTATATAATCGTAGTAATTACCGACCTTAAAATGTGGTTTTAAGTTTTTAAACCCACAATAAGTATCGAATGTTAGTACATTAAATTTAATATTTGTTTCCCTAATAAATGGTATACCATCACCCATCAATTCATCTACCACTTTATCTATGTTGTATTTTTTATTTATACATAATTTCAATTTCAGACCATCATTTTCATGAAAATTTATTATAATATCAGATAAATCTTTCTGTGGTAGAATGTATTTTTCATAATCTACACGTCTACCCTCAATCTGTTTTAAAACTTTATCCATACTATAACCACGTTCTACAACATCTCTTTGTATTTTCCACTTTTTTTTAAGTTCACTATCAGTATCTATGAATATTTTTAAATTGTATATACTATCATTTTGTACATATAAACTGTGTAAACCACAAACTATTATATTATCGGATGATTCTATATACTCTTTTTCTGTAAACTTACCTGTTTTGTGATCATAATCAACTTGATATATGTCTTTACCTATTTTTAAATCAAAGATGTCGTCGTTCATTTTGGTGATGAAATTAGCTTCTGGGTTTAAATGTGTTAAGTCTTTCCATTTATCATGACCCCTTTCCCATTTATGATATCTATCACACTCCAACATTAGAGAATTTGAAAAATATTTTTTTAGTAAATTACCTAGTGTAGTCTTACCAGAACCAGAATCACCAGCAATGGCGAAAACATTACACATAGATAAAATAACCATATAATCTATATGTAATTCTTTGTACTTTATACCATATTCCACCAAATACCAATATAATAATGTTTCAGACACATTACCATATTTTTTTGTCATATAATCTAAATGAGTATATAAAGAAAAATATTCATTCATAACTTTAGAGTTACCGTAAGCTATTATATCACATAGATATTTGTCATCTATTTTAGTTAATTTATTTTTATCTATCTTACTGTCCTTAGGTATGTAAACAACATCTTTCAATGGATCATCTATTATTAATCCATCAGATATTAAATCCAAATCTGGTCTATATTTTATAACCAAATCATAGTCACCAAATTTAGTTTCATTATCTATTTTAATTTGGTTAAGTTTGAAAAATTTGAACCACTTATTATATAAACTATTTTTCTCTTTATCTTCAAACCATTCTATATTTGGTTCATATATTAAAGCTATAGGGTTCAACATTTTAGAAATGTAACCTATCTCTTGTGATTCGTTTATGTTGTTTAAATATTTGTCCTCTTCTGATTCATTTTTAGTTATATGCATATAAACATCTACCCTGTCAAATTTATCAATAATTTTTTCCTTGATATTGGGTATGTTGTTTTTAAAACTTCTTAAGTATCCAGAAATTAATAGAGCAACTTTCATGTATTAACTAAATGGTCTACCACAATTTCTTAGATTATATTTGTTAACTATTTCTGTATACTCTTCAGCTGCATCAATATATGTGTGACCAAACTCACATTTCCATGTACCATCAAATCTCAACAATCTACGATAATGTGTTATGTGTATGTATTTGTAAAAAGGTAAACTATTCATATAACCACAACGTAATGTGTGGTTTACTGAATATAAATTATAAATCTTAAATTTTGTACAATAATTTTGTACATCACCATATTCTATATCTCTATAAGTCCTACCCTTAAATGTTTCAAATACTTCAATAAGTGAATTTCTATTCCATATAGATGGGTTAACATTATAAATATAAGTATCGGGATTTGTATGTAACCCTAAACACATATCATCATTATCTATTTCATTAAACTCAATATGAGGCCATTCTTCAACTTTTTTATCTTTTAAAATTTTTATAAACCTACCTGATTGACCCCCATTTGGTTGTAAATCAATCCTATCAATAGATTCTAATTCCATTAATTGGATAAATTTATCTAAAATAGATTCGTCACGTTTTAAAGGGACATCAACTTCATGTGTGAATAATATATATTTAGAGTCTATTTTACTTAAAGCCTCAGAAACTTTATTGGTGTAAGGCAGAGAATCGTCATAAAATAAAACTTTTTTAAATTTAGAATATATATCATGTTCATGATTACTTTTATTTATCAAAAGTATTTTATTATCAACATTTTCTAAATAGTCGTAAGTTATTTTTAGTAAATCTAAAAACTCTGTGTGTGAGTATATTACATAAGTTAACTCCATATTATTTATATTTTTCTTTTGTAGGTAATCTTTGTAAAGGAGCATCTCTAGATTCATCATTTATATCTATAGATTCACCAATAAAAGCAAAATCACAAGATTTTCTGTCATGATTTAGTTTTACACAATTTGGTTCGTATCTAAAATACTCGTCGTGTATTAACGCATCATTTACAATATTTGGATAAATAACCTGACCAAGAAATATTTGGTCTTGGTTTCTTATACTATCTTTTTTTGATTCTGGTGTGTTATAAATATGATTAAATTTATTTTTTAAAAATTCATCAATGTAAACATTTATTTTTTTTATAAATTCGGTTTTTTTTGCCCCCCACATACCACCATTAATTCTGTAATGATGACCTATAGGGTGGTCTCTAATTATAGAGTAATTATAATTTGAATTTTCAAACTCTCTTATTGCTATAACATCTCTTTCAAAAACTCTAGAATCACAATCTCTAGACATCATTATAGATACGTTATCATAAGATATTGGTAAAAACCTCCAAAACATCCCTGTAAAGCTCTCATTATGGTCCATAATTTTTATTATGCCACCGTTTTTTTCTATTTGTTCAATAATATTTTTATTAACATTATCAGCACAAAAAAACATAGAATTCCAATCAGGTAAAAGTTCTTTTACCGCTTTCGCATTTTTAATGGCCCCAACAGAATATAAAGGGTCATCACCATATAAACAAAAAGATATTATTTTCATAGTAAATAATTTTTAAGTATGTGTGTTAATTAGTAAATATTTTAAAATTTTATTTGAAATAAAATCAATTTGACCATCTTTTAAGTCTGGAAAACTAGGTAGTATTAGACATTCTTTTTGTAAAATGTCTGCATTAATGTTTGATGAGTCAATATTTTTTAAATATTCATGTTTATTTATATTGTAAAACATAGGTCTTGTGTCAATACCGTTTTGAAACAAATAATTTTCTAAATTTTTTTTCATCTCAACTGAAATACCTTCAAACCTAATACCAAACATCCAATTAGAATGTTTAGTATTTTTTTCTATTTTTTGTGTTAAAATATTTTTATTTGTATTAAAAATTTCTTTATATCTCATAAAAACCCTATTTTTATTTTTGATTATAAAATCATAATCTTTTATTTGACCATACAATAATGCCGCTTGTATATTAGTCATTCTATAATTATAACCTAAAAATTTATGGATAAATTTTACGTCAGATTGTCCTTGATTTTTAACACAATTTATGTATTCGAACACTTCATCATCGTTAGTTATAAAAGCACCACCTTCCCCACTTGTTAGTGTTTTATTACCGAAAAAAGATATAGAAGAAGCAAAACTTTCTGTTCCAGTAGGTTTATCTTCATATTGACCTAAAAACCCCTCACAATTATCTTCTAAAATAACTGTGTTTGGGAACTTTCTTTTCAATTTAGGTACATTTACAACATTACCGATATTATGTACAACTAATATTGCCGTATTTTCATCTAAATTTTCTTTAATTTTATCAATATCAAAATTCCAAGTGTTTAAATCACAATCTATAGGTATCAAACGGTAGTTCTTATCAAATAAAAAAGAGTTCCAAGCTGCAACATATACGTTATTTGGTACTATAATTTTATTGATATTTGGGTGCTTAAATTTTAGAGCTAAGGATAACAAATGTGTCGCGGTGGTACCATTGTTAGTTAAAATTATTTTTTTACAATCCAACATTGTTTTTAACTCATTTTTAACTAAATCCAAATACTCACCTTGTGATGAGACCCAACCTGAATCAATTGCTTCATGTGCGTAACTTAAATTTTGTTTATTAAAATATGGTTTATAAATAGGTATCATTTAATTTTTTTTTTAATTGAGCAAACCCAGTAGATTCTTCTATAACATTAATAATCTCAAAGTTTTTATTATTCGTATCTTCTAAATACATTTTAATGAAACTACCACTACCACCAACAACTGACCAATCATTCATAATTAATACGTTTTATGAGTTCTTTGTAGAAATTTACCATTATCCAAGTCTTCACCATTCAATTTGGCGTTAACAATTTCTATTATTTTTTCATCGATTTCATTTATCAAATGATTTCTTTGTACGTTTAAGTCACAAGCCTTTTTTAAACAGTCCCAAAGTCTTTCCGCACCATCTGTGGTGTCAAAATATTTTTCTTTATATTCCTCAAAGCTCATTCTTCTGATTTCATAAAGAAGTTCTTGATTATTCCACATTTTTAAATCAACCGTTGTTAATTTATCGACTAAAGTTCCTAGTGTATCTGCCATTTTTTTGTTTTTTGTTAATTGTTATTTTTCATTATTTTAGCTGGGATACCTACGTATACACCATCATTGTTTATATTTTTAGTTAAAAGAGCTGAAGCACCAATAACGTTGTTATTACCTATTTCCATGTTTTCTAAACTAATAGAACCAACACCAAATAAATTACCATTACCTATCTTGTTGTTTCCAGATATATTTGTAGATGGGTTAAAAACATTATGGTTACCTATCATTGAATCATGTCCTATTGTCATGTTTAAATTAAAAACATTGAAGGACCCTATTGTTATATTTGTTGTAAAAATAACACCAGCGGTTATTATGTTACCAACACCCATTATTATATTTTTACTATCTGAAATAAAGCTAGGGTGAATTATATTTGGTTTGTTAAAATTTTTAAATTTTTCTGACAACATTTTTAATAAATGTGGTCGTCCAACACCTATGACTATATTTGACGATTCATACCCGTTTAAAAACTCATCTTCATCAATAATTGGAAATGATTCCACACCTATTGTTAAGGTAGTGTTTTTTGGTTTATAATCAACGAATCCTTTAAATTCATAGAGATTAGTTTCTTTAATTAGAAAATAAACTTCTTTAGCAAAACCACCAGAACCTATTATGTAAATATCTTCCATATTATACTATAATATTTATACCATTCTGTGATATGTAATTAGTTAACTCCATTCTACCACTATACATGTGTGCAAAAGTGTTTTCATTAAATTTTTTACACATAGATAATGATAAAAATGAACTACTTATTATATGAAACTCACTACACATTTCTATAGTATATAATAAATCAAAAAAATTGAAGTCTTTGGTTATTACGAAATTTGGTAAATTATTAGATATTTTACCTCTATCTATAACCCTATTGGTCTCTACATCCTCATGTATCAGGTTAAACTTTTCTGACCCCACAATACTAATTATTTTTTCATAAACAATATTTTCTTTAATAAGATCACGTTCTATTTTAAAAAATTCTTTTTTAACTTTAGGATCCATACCCACTTTTAAATAAAAAGTATCATCAAAATACTGTCCGTAATCAAACTGGGTTTGACCTATCAGATATGAAGATACTACATGGTCATAATGATTTTGCTCTATATGGTTAAACATACCTTCATCGTTAATAATATCCACAACTTTAATTTTTTCGGTATCTCTAAACATAAATTTAACGTTATTAAAATTATGTGTTTTAGAAGGTACATATATATCATAGTTTGGGTTATCCAATGACAGTTTTCTAATCATACCATTATGGACTATATTATCACCCATACCCAAGTGTTGTTTTATAAAAAATTTTCCCATTAACCGTAATAGTAGTATATTTTAGAATCTATAATCATAGATTTATTATAGTTTTTTAGACATTCAACACAAAACTCATAATCTTCAGCGCCTTTATAAGATGAATCGAACCATCTAGGTGAAAACCTTAATTCATCTCTATTCTTCCATTTTATATCATTTAAAACCTCTTTTTTAATACTAACAGCTCCGGCATGTGTAGGATATTTAAGACCATAATGATTACTTAATCGTATACATTCATTTAAATCATTATTGGGTAACATAAATTTACGTATTTCTTCATTATACACATAATTTATATTACTTAAATCTATAAAATCGTTTCCCATCAAATTTTCTATGTCTAAAGAATTGATGTTGGTGTTTAGATTTTGATATGAATGATTTAAATGTACAATATCGTTATTTTTAAACACATGTAGAATGACTTCAATCCTCTGTTTATGTGGTAAATCGTCTGAGTCTTGGTATATTATTATATCAGAATGACAATAGTCTTTTGATACCTGCCTGTTAGGTCCTGCTAATAATATATTTTCATGTATTACAAATTCAACATCCTTAAATTTTTCACGTAAAATATTTAATTCTGTATGGTTAATATTTTTACCGTCAGAAATTGATACCACAATTTGGTTAGGTTTTATTGTAGATTTATTTAAAAATAAATTTAATATATTATCTAAAAAAAATAAATGACTTGGTGTGGTAGGTATAAAAACGGATGTCGTCATAAATTAAAATATGTTATAATTTATTAAATAGTCTTCAGCTGTTTTATATTTCATAGAAATGTTGAAGTTATTTTCTACGGATTTTATCATTTTTAAATATGTTTCTTCTGTTATATTATTTAATATATCATTTAAATCATCCATATTATTAAAAGAAATAATACCATTTTTATCAAAAAATTTATCAATAGAGGGACATCCCCAGTAAATTGGTACTGTACCTGTCACAAAACAGTCTAATAATTTTTCGGTAAAATAAAAATTTTGTTTAGTGTTTTCTATCACAATAGAAAATCTATAATCACTTAATCCCGTAAGTTTATTTTCAATAGCTCTATAACCGTTTCCATAAACATCCATTTTATCATTAAAAGCATGTATAACATTGTGTCTTAATCTATGACCTTCTGTTTGTCTTTTAAAGGATGCTATTATTGAGATTGTTTTGTTTTTTTTATATATTTTTCTTTCTTTTTCAGATATCCATGTACACCAAACAGGTAAAAATTTAAATTTAGGTGAAAAATTTAAAAAATCCTCTCTACATGTGTACACCTCATCAAAATAATCAATATAGTCAAATATTTTATTTTGATTTATAATAGCGGGTGATTCTAATAACCAACCTACACATTTAATATTTTTGTCTTTATAGTTTAAAACTTTTTCTAAATCATGTTCAGTAAAAAAGACAGTATCCCCATCTTTTATTTCTGTTGGGTTAACGTCCCATTCCATATAGTCAGAATCACAGTTAAAACAACTGTATGGATTGTGTGAAAAAATACTATCAAAAATTTTTATTTTTTTTCTTTTCATTTTCTTTTATTTTAAAAAATCGTAATTTACCTTATTCTTTTGTATATCAGAAAAATCTTCTTTTTGCCAAGCCAGATGTGGTGTAAAACAATACCAATTCAATACTTGTTGTGTATCAGCCATGAAAAAATCTGCAGCCACAGATGATCTTATCACACCCCTACCTTCTTTTATAACTCTATTTATTTTATGTTCCATGTAGTTAATAATATAGTCATAAGATTTTTCGTTTAAACCGTAGGCGTGTAAAGCGTAAGACCTATTAACCTTACTAATGTTAGAAGATATTTGTATTCTACCACCAACATGGTTACCACCAAAAAGGAAACACTCCCAATTGTCAGGTAATTGTTTAACAAACTCACCAAATAAATAATCCACATCATCATGAAAAACTACATCATCTTCTAAAATAAGAACGTTTTTTAAACCTAATTCTTTAGCTTTTTTAATAACGTTTAAATGACTAATAGCACCAGCTAATTCGTTGTCATATGGGTAACCTAAATTGTAATTTTGGGTGTCCCCATCTACTGCCGAAAATCTTTCAACAGTAATTCCGTGTTTATCAAATTCTTTTAAACACGAGTCCCATCTATCATTTCTTCTGTCTATATTTATACAATAAACTTTATCAAAAAACTCATTTATTTTCATTGAATAGGTTTTTAACTTGTTTTACGTTATGTAATGTACTTGGTAGTCCTCCCCATAATACTTTATTCGGGTAGGACCAAGTATTGTAATGTTCAACGATTCTATCAATATCCTTATTAAAGTTGACAGAGGCTGAACTATTTGTTAGTTTTGTTCGTATATTATCTCTAATGTATGATCCATGATGCATTTGTATTTCTCCTCTTTTTAATATTAAAGGGTTATTACTAGGTGACATCCTTCTAGTTGGGTCAACTAATACCGGGGCTGGTGCACCTATAATATAGGAAGAATCTTGTTTAATTTTAAAAATAAGTGAAACATAATATTCTTCAGGTGGGTTCAGAGAGTATTCCCAAGACTTATAGTAAGTCTGCATTTGACAATATGATGAATCATAATCACCCTCTATCATTTTATTTTTCATATATTCGAACTCTGACGGTAAATAATACTCATCGGAATCCATAGACATGTGATGTGTACACCCTGCTCCCTGTGATAAGGCTAAACCTATGTTTCTTTTATGTGTTTCATTAGAGTGACCACCTTTATTAACTTTTGGTGAGTATTCGAATAATTCATCGACTAATCCCTCTGATTTTAATCTTTCCAATAATGGTACCAACCCTGAGTCACATGGATTACCAAAGTTAGATGTTGTTTGATATACAACACTTACGTAATCTACTAGGTTTCTAATTTGTTTTATTGAACCTTCTAGTAATTCTTCCCCGTCCCAAATATTATACGAAATTCCTAACTTCATTATTTTTCATTGCTTGTTGTAACAACATTTCAAAGTCTTTGGCTTTAACGTTGTTAAAATAATTATAACTTTTCTTATTGTTAATAATAAAAGGTATTAACCTTTTTGTGTAGTCTTCACCTTCTTTTTTAAGTTTTTCTTCACTCTTATTTCTAGTCTGACTTTCATAATGATAACAAACAGCGTCACCAACAAAAATATTTTCTTTACCTCTATTAATACACTCTATATTTAATTCAACGTCTTCAAAACATTCCCTATAAGATGTGTTAAAACCACCAATATCGTCAAATAGTTTCTTACTCATCATCATAAACGCTGCTGTATTACCAAAAACATCCCTAGTCATTTCTTTATGGTATGAATAATAAGACCTTAATCCATGGTGTGACAATCTTATTTGTCTGTTTTGGTCTAAGAACATTATTATACCTGAATGTTGTATTGTATTATCACCGAAATGTAACCTAGCACCAATAGTCCCAACAGTTTTTTTATTCTTTAAATAAACATCAACCATTTTGGATATAGCGTTGTTTATAACCTTTATGTCATTGTTACAGAACAACAACAATTCAGTGTCTTTATCTACGTGGTTTTCCACAACGTCATTATTGATAACAGCGAAATTATAAAAATCATACTCAATCAATTTTATTTTATTGAAAATACCATAAGTTGATTTTATTTCTTCCTTTTCTTCTGGGGTAGATCCTGTATCGGCTATATATACTTTTAAATTATCATATGGGTTTTGTTCTACTATAGAATTTATACATTGTTTAAGTAGATGGACATTACCTTTTGTTGGTATAATAACACTAATCTTAGGTGTTTCTTTTAGTTTTACCTCTTTAAAGTCTACCTTTATTTCAGGTACGATATTGTATGGTAATTTATCCTTATATTTTTCAGCAAACTGTAATCTGTTTTTTTCCCACTCATCATTAGTCATACCTATAGATTTATGTGTTATCTTGAAATCAAACATAACACCAACTTTAACACCATTTAAGTGGTTATTAAACGTGAAATCTATATCATAAAAATGGAAACCTTTAATATTCTCATCAAATCTTTCCTTAATACGTTCTTTATGTACTACAAAGAAAAGACCATCTAACATTACAGTTTCTATCACATCACCCTCAAAATTAGAAGAGTATCTATTTTCCCAAGTTCTACCTTCATGTGAGTGTGAAACAATACCTATCATTTTAGTCGTATCTTCCCACCACCTACCAATACTAGGTATATCAGTTGTACCTGCTTTACCTAAAATACCGAAATCAGTATTTTCAAAATGTTTAACCACCTTCTTACCCCAATTATCACTTAATATAATATCATCATGGCAGAATACGGTTATATTATTTTTTGTAACATCTAAACCGTGGTTGTAACATTGGGTTAGTGATTTTTCACCGTTATTAACAATTTCAACAATCTCATAATCTTTAACACCTATCGTTTTCTTAATATGGTCTTGGAATTGTTTATTTGGGGTCCTTGTTGAGTATACTATGCTAATCATTTCTTTTCTACTTCTATTATGTTTATTGGTTCTTCACAAAGTATTGATAAATGACATGCTGTTTTAATGGCGTCACTAACTGAAGAACCTAAATATAAAGCGGCCAAAGCAAAATCCATACCCGCACCAATTGCGGCATAATCTGTTATTTCTTTAACATAAAAACCTTCTACTAAAAATGCCTTACTTTCAAATATAATAATATAACTATTTTCTAATTTATCGGCATCAGTTTTTTCCCTTTTCCATTGAAAAAAATCGAATAAATATTCTGTTATAGCTTCTACCGAGGCCTCCCTAGGTTTCCTTGTCTTAGAAAAAATTTGGAATAAAGCTCCTTCTTGTGCTTCACCAACATCACCAACCACCATCCATTCGTTTTTGAAAAGTTTGGCTAGTTTATCTTTTTCCTGTGTATAACCATTAACTAATATACTATCAGCACCTATGGTTATTTTATTTTTACCTATTTTTACCGCTACTACCGACATATTTTATTTATTACCTGTTGAGCCAAAACCACTTACACCACGATCAGTTTCACTTAATTGTTCCACCGATGTTAATTTAACTAACTTACCTAATTCTGTACTAACTCTAGGCGCTACAACTCCTTGGGCTATTCTTTCACCATGTTCTATCGTAACGTCTTTATCAGATAAATTAATAAGTATAACTTTTACCTCACCTCTATAATCACGGTCTACAGTACCTAGAATTGCCATTAAACCAGTCTTAAATGAATGACCACTTCTTGGTCTAATTTGTAATTCATAACCGTAAGGTAACTCAAAAAACAAACCTGTAGGTATTAAAGACCTCTCAAAAGGTTTCATAACATATTCGTGATTAACCTCTATATTTTGACCATTTTTAAAAATGGTTCTAGTAAAGTTAGCTCTTAAATCAAAACCAGAATCACCGTCTTTTGCGTAAACAGGATCAGGATTATTAGATGTATTAACAAATTTTATTGGTATGTTAAATTCCTGATTGTTGGGGTTTAAATTTTCTTCATCGACATCTATATGGTTTAATTTTTCTATTAAACCATCTAATTCTTCAGCATCTTCACCAACTACCAAACCTAAACTTTTAAGGTGTAATAATTCTTTAATGTAATTTTCAATTTCGTTACTCATTATTGTAAATTGTTTAATTTCGTAATAATATCTACCAAAGATTTGGTATCTCTTTCACAATATTCTTTTATTTCTTCATGTTTATCAAGCCAATAGCTTGATGTTACATTGTCACCTTTAACATCACCATTTTTTGGTGACTCTATATTAAGTGCTGAACATATTAAATCTAAAGAACCTAAGGACCAATTATTGCCAAATTGCCAAATATCCTTAGTATCTAAAACTTTAAGTTCCCAAGGTTTAGTATCATGATTAGGGAATATTGTGGGTGGTCTTAAACCGTTTATGAAATATCTTTTACCTAAAAACGGTATATCAAAAACTTTAATACTATGACCACAAAGTGAGAAATCTAATTTATCTACTTTGTCAAATATATTTCTAACATTTTTTAATATTTCTAATTCATCCTTACCGTAATAAGAATCAAATTTAGTTTTACCTTTATTTACGAAAGCCATTGACACACAGGCAACCTTCCCAAATTCTGGGAAGAATGCCGCTGTTTGTCTGTAAACTTCATTGTAATACTCTTTTGAACCTTCTTTTAAACCATCTAGTTTAGTCTCATCTGTAACTTTTTTTCTAGATGACTCATAATATCTCATCCACATGTCCAATTCAATATCTATCATGTCATAAAGACTTTGATATTTGGATACAGTTTCAACATCAAAGAATAATAGTTTTTCAATGTTAAATTTCATTTGTTTCTTTTACTAATTGTTTAACTTCTTTTTCTTTACCATTCACTATTGAGGAATAAAATTCAGCTCTCAACTTTGTAACAACATCGATATGGTATCTTTTTACAACTGTATTATAAAGGTTTTCACCCATTTTATCAACCATTTCTGGGTTATTGTATAAAAATTTAATAGCTTTTAACCAATCCTTATGGTTTTTGTTGGAGTCGATTAATATAGCGTTTCCATTTTCATTAATTTTCCCACCATATTCAATTACATTAACCAAGTCAATTGTGTAAGGACCAAAATTTTGAGCTATCAAAGCCTTTTTATGAAAACCAGCTTCAATAACCTTTAATTGTGATTTTACTTTATTAAATAAAGTTTCTTTTAAAGGAGCCAAAGACACATCAAACATGTTATAATTAGAGGCATATGTGGTAATAGGTTTGGTCCATACTCTTCTGTAAGTTTCATTACTATCTGAATAATCATTATCCTCATCTTGATTATATTTTAATAAATGTTTTTTATAATCATTAGATAATGAATTATAATGATTTGTAAAAATTTCTTCATATCTGCACCATACACTTTCATGTGGTAAAATTTTTCTTGTTTTTTGTTCACCTGTATTAGGGTTTGTTTCTGTAACATTACCACGTAAATCAAAACCACATAAAACTAATTGAGAATTTTTTCCTTCTTCACTGCCAGTCCAAATATTTAAACCTTGTCTAAGAATTTCTAAATCATGTAAATGAGAAGAACCACCTAACCAACCAAATCTAAGTTTTTTATCGGATTTAATTTTTTTCTTTTGAAATTGTGGTTCTGAAGGGTCTATAGCGTTTGGTAAAACAACAACATTTTTGTTGTATTTTTTAATTTCTTCGGCAAATATTGATGTTGTGGTTGTAACATAATCTACTACGGCAAAATTGGATTTTATTAATTCGTCCATTTTCATTTGTTTTAACATAACGTGTACTGGGTGTTCTGGACCTGGCATCCAATAATCATCTAAATCCATTATGGTTATAATGCCATATTTTTTTAACCTATCAAAAACGTTTTTAACTTTTTCACCGTAAACAGGTTGTAACCTACCATCAACAACATCACTAATTGTTCTATGAAAATGTATTATGTTAAATTGTTTGAGATAATTTTCATCGTTCCAGTCGATACCGTCAGTACCAGCTGTTACAATATCAACAAAAAATTCTTTAGGGAATAATTCTTGTAATTTTATGTGTGGATCCACTGAACGAAATTTACTAACACCTGAACGGTCCGAAGGTATTACCAGTACTTTAATTTGACTCATTATGTATATATTAAAAATATTATGGGTATAAAATAAAAAACCCCATATAATAATGGGGTTTCAATCACTTTTTGTAAAGGTTACGAATTACTTCTTATTACCTTTTGGTGTACCTTTGTTGCCTTTACAACCACATCCTTTAGTCGTCATGTTGTATTTTTTTTAATGTTAAATGTTATTCTTTCCTTTTAACTTTGGCATTGGCATTACGGTACCGGAAAAGATAGTGTTACCTGCCTTAAATTGCACGTTTTCTTTAACTAAACGTTTATCAAAATAATCTTCAACTATTTTAGGTAAAGCTTTTGATATTTCAGAAGCTATTAATTTACGTAAATAAGATTCATTAATATCTACAGATTTAGATTCCACATTTTCTTTGATTGGTCTCTTTTGTTGAGTTTCGTACCTTCTTACCGGTTTTTCATACATATCAATTTCATCTTCTTCACTATATGTATTTACAGGTTCATCCATTTCTCTAAGTTGTCTAATAGCCTCTTGATCCACACTAACAAACTCGGCTTGTGGTATTGGATTTTCCAACATAGCTTTTTGTATTGCTGGTGGTAGTTTAGAGTTCGTCACAGCTTGTCTGTAATTTTCACTACCAATATCTTTTTTAATTGATGGTGTGGATTCACTCATCATCGTTGTGTCACCATAACCACCCATCTGATCCAACAAACCGCCAGATTGTGGTTTTTTTGGTGCACCAGTATCAAATTTTCTTGCTGCTTTATCGATAGCTTTAGCCTTTTTCAAGATTTCTATCATTTGTGGGTTCATTTCCATATTAAAATTTTGCCTGTTTAAATATTGTTATCATACTTCTATCCCCATTAGGGTTATATTTTGGTATATTTGAAATTCTATCTGAAATTGGTGTGTTAAAAGTTCGACCCAATTCTTGCCAATCTCTTATTTTATCCAATCTAAAAGTTTTCCAACCTGGTTGTTCGGTATCAGTAACACCTGCATATTGATATGCACGTAATATTAAATTTTCTCTAGGAGAGACACCTAACACGTAAGGTTCAATACTACGTCGACCTGGGTTGATTGTTTCATCACCCTCATAATAAATTTCAATTAAATCATGATTTGTGATAGCCTTTTCAACTTCATTCCTACTAGCTTCTTCTACAATAATTTCTTTTAGGAGATTGTAAAGCTTCATCTTACCGATATATTGTTTTTAATAAATAGTTCATATAAATCATAATTATCATTATATTTAATACGTATCAGTTTTATATTATTTTTTTTACAATAATTATCTTTAATTTCGTCACATTTTTTAGTCCTTTCGAACTCGATACCACTTTTATCTAAGTTATGTGGTCTAAAGTGTTGTACACCATCGTATTCAATACATGTATTATAATCCGGTAAGTAAAAATCAAATTTTAAAGGTAATTTATACCTACAATTAGGAAAACTGTGTTGTTGTATATAATTAATCAAATTATCATCTAAAAAACCCTTAATCATTAATTCACCTTTAGATGTGTTACAACTTGGGCAACCAGAACCGTTTAAATGGTTATTTGGTTTTTGATTGAATTCACCGTGTTTAGGACATGTGATAACCACTTTTGTTTTTGAATCCACATATTTAAGGTATTTATAATCGTATTTGTTTTTATGGACTTTTTTGGCTAATTCAATAAAAACTTCTGTAGTATGAAATAAACTTTCTTTATAACATATAGGACACCCACAACCGTTTATATGGCTAGTTGGTTTTTGTTTAAAAACACCGTGTTGGTTACATAGTATATCTACTTTGGTGTAGTTGTTCACATAATTAACCATTGAATAATCATATCTAGACCCATGTTTTGATGTTGCTTTATTTATAAAAATTTCTTTAGAGGATCTGGTATCTGAACATTTAGGGCATTCACAACCTTTTAAATGTAACTTTGGTTTTTGTGAAAATTTACCGTGTATTGGACATATGATATCTACATTTGTGTTTGTGTTTATATAATTAACTAAAGAGTAATCATACTTATAACCGTGTATTTTTTTAAACCCGTTTATCACATTTTCTTTACTATTAGCAAATAACTTTGATAATTTATTTTTAGCACAAGATGGACAAGCACTTTTCTTACTTAAATGATTATTGGGTGTACACTCAAAAACACCGTGACTTGGACATATAATTTTAACTTTAGTATAATTATTATAATATTCTACTAAAGAATAATCATAACTTGAGTTATGTATTATTTTTGATTTACTAATAAAATCATATGTTTTTGTGTTCATAATTAATTTGGGTGCTATTTTACCAATGTTGCTCTGGGTATGATATGTTATTATACCCATTTCCGTTACCAGGTTTGTACTTATTACCTGATGAGTATAATAAAGTATTTTTGGTCATAATGTCTGTTTTAGTACCTACTTGGTTGTTAGTTTCACCACGACCTTTTTCATCCATATCACTTAAAGCATTAGGGTGTTGTGCATTATATCTGTCATTATTATTATCTTTGTAATCATTTAAGACAGTTAATTTTACTCTTTCACTATCAGCTGTAGCTTTTAAACTAGGTAATTGGTTTAAGACACCACCTGGTCCCATATCCTGAACACTGTTAGCGTCAGTTAAGATTGGAGAGATTGTTTGTGCTGGCATATTTCTTTGTTTTTATCAAAAATGTTTATCAGAGATTCCATTAAAGCCATCTCCTTCTTTATATAAATATCTTTATTTATTTGTTTTTGTTCTTTTAATTCTTTATTACCATCAACTTTTGTTGGATTTTTAGATAAACCTTTTGTATGACTAAGTCTGTCTTTTTGAAACTGGTTCATCATACCAACATCTTTTTTCAACTCTTTAGGGTTTTTAACGCCTGATCTAGCATCTTCCAAAGTTTTATCAACCCAATATCTCATTTTAGAACCACCATTTAATATAAATTGTGTATCTTGTTTCTTATCATCCATATAATCAGTATTGGATGTTTGGTGAGTATCAAAAAAGTTTTTAATTCTTTTTAATTGTTCATAACTCATTTTAGGGTTTTTAATTAGATTATCCAATCTACCATAACCTTCAACATTCTTATCACCTTTATAGGCCCTATGTATCCTTTTAAGATGATTACATAACTCTTGCGGTAAATCCCATGTGTGTCCTTGTAATGAAGAATTTGCCATTATCTTAATTTTTTTAACATTTCTTGTTTATATTCTGTTGGAATATCCATGGTATCTATATTGGTTATTAAGAAGTTTAATATAACACCTTTTTCTTCACCTGTTGCCAAATTGGTTTTAATGGCGTCAATAAGATTTTTGGTTTTTCTAACCAAAACCGGATTTTCTTCCGCAATAATATCAATGTCAGGAATACCATTTTTTCTAATATCTCCGTCTTTTCTAACTTTATCTAAAACGTCTTTAGATATTTTTTTAGAAACAATATCCTCAACATATTCTTCCATTTTTTTCTTAGAAGATTCTTTTAGTTTATTTTTTGCACATATTTTACAACCTTCACCTTTACAATGTTTACAAGTTTTTTCTTTTTCGTCATCCATGTAACTAATATTATCATCAACATCTATACTATTTCTCATAGGTGTTTTAACAGCAGGCATAGGTACAAGAGAGTACCACCCTCTATAACCTTGTTGTCTTGTACTTTGTATTGATGAGTTTTTTATTTGGTCACCATCTTTAGGATCAAACATAGGATCCATGGTACTATTGGAGGCCGATTTAGAATTGTCTACACTTAATTTGACATTGTCACTACCTAACTTACCGCCGTCTTTATTAACCAATTCTTGTATTATTTTCTTAGATATAAACATTTTAAGTTTTCTTTATAAATATCAAAGAAAACTTAAATATTCCTAATTTTCTTGTAATTCTTCAAAACGATCCTTTATCATATAATTTGAAGGTTTACCATTTAAATCCCAAAATTTAATCTCACTATCACTCATAGTCATAAGTTCCTCCAATGTATCTTGGTCTTCAGGGTTAGTTGCTACACCACCTATTAGTTCTAATTCCTTAGATGTGAAAAATTGTTTATTTTCAGGGTTATCTATAATTAACGACTCTCTAATATGTAATGGGAATACAACTAAAAGTGGCTCAACTTTTTTATTAAAAGCTTCAATGTATTTTGGTACATTATAATCACCAGTCAAATCGGGATTTTTCTTAATTTGGTCTTCTGTAATTAAATAACAGTTAAATTTAAGTTCACCTTCAGGTGTTTTTTTAGTCTTACTGAAAGAAATATCGGCATGTGATTTACGACTACCGTTATTAACATAATACAAAGTATCACCTAAATTAACATGAATGTTATCACGAATTATTAATTCCATGTGGGCCTGTCTTGGTAAGTCTCTACCATTTTTATCCAAACCTCTTTTAAGGTACGATTGAACGGTTTTTTTAACTTTAGATTTGTTAGCTATATCAACTAAAGGTATTTGTTTATTATAAATTTTTTCTAAATACCCATAATAAAAATCAACAAATTCTTTACCTTTACCATCCAATAATAATCTAATAGCCTTAGCTAAGAATTTCTCAATATATTTAGGTATTGTTTTACCCTTAATAGTATTACCTGTTAATTTAACTTTACCACTTGGTTTTAGAATGGCATAATTCTTTCTAGACAAGTTAATGGTAGCGTCCATAATATCATCGATATCAAGACCCATAGCACCAAACATATATCTTTCATTATATTCAGCAACATCTGCATCTATACCTGTATAAACCTCATCTTTTTTAACAAAACGATGTAAACCCTTACCATTATACGTTCTATTTTCAACATCTTCAGGACATGAAAAGTTAACACCATCAGTATCTAACACTAAAGGTGTATAACCTCTATCCATGAAAAATTTAATCATTAAACGAAGGTATTGTCTACCTGTACAAGTAATCATTTCACCTATATCAATATCACCCCAAGGAAAAATATAAGGTGCTGAAATAGAACCAAAAGCTGAGTTATTTAAAATTTTAATAGGTAATTGTTTTTTGTCATACATAGATGATAATTTCATATTACCTTTTGCTGCCTCGTCATTCATTAATTTTTTATACTTATTACGAGTATCAGAAAGATATTTTAACATGGCTCTCAAAGCTCCTGTAATGTCACAACTTGGGAATACTTCATGTGTTAATTGTATGGACGGATAAAGTGATGCGTAGTCAAATTTAGCCACCTTCTTACTATACCCTAAGTGTAATAACCTCGATAAACCACCTGTGAAATCTCTTTTGGGTAGTATATCAGGTAATGCCAAACCATTTTCATAAGACCAAGACATCATTAATAATTTCCACATTGTTGCCGTACCCATAGTTATTGAACGGTTAAATGTTGTTGGTACTAAAGCTGCCGTTAAAAAACCTGCTTGTGTGTAAATATCATCTACTTGCTCAGTTTCCAACAAGTCATCCGTAAGATATTCTGTAATTAAAAATCTACCGTCAACCTCTTCCCACTTATCTTCATAACCATCAATAACAACCATCTCACCTTTTTTATCTTCAAATAATTTAGGTTCAGGTTTAATACCATCTAAATCATACCATTGACCACTAGTTGGGTTGTACCAATATTTTTTATTCTGAACCCACATTCTACCTAATTGACCCCCGTCCACATAAACACGATTAGGTCTTTCTACTTTGGCTTCTTTAGCGATATATTTTAAACCTGCCTCTTTTAAGTTTGAATTTAATGCCTGTGCCTGTCTAACCCTATGTAAAGTATCTAAAATGTTAATACCCCACATAACTGTTTGTTCATATTTTTCTAATTCAGCACCTAACTTAAGGGACGCTGTTTTACGATACATAGGTATTTCAGGATGTCTTGTTTTAATAATACCTTTAGTGTTTATTGTGGTTGTTTTATCACCTATCTTACTAATAACAAAAGCTTCATTACTAATACCTAAGATTCTCATTCTACCTAAGATATACTTCCAGTCAAAGTTTTCTGAATTATAACCTGTAATAATAGAAGCATTACGTTCATGTAAAATGTTAAAAAATTCTTTTAACATTCTACGTTCAGTTTCTTCACTCCAATTACCACTTTCATCATAGGAGTCAATAATCTTACGAAAACCACGATTGTCTTTAATCCCAATCAAAAATATGTGACCATCTTCAGGATCTAATGAGGTGGTCTCAATATCAAATACTAACTTATGAACCTCAGTATAATCATCAAAACCTTTAAATAAACGTTTACCCGTTTGTATCATAAACTGTTCGATGGGTTGTACCATTTGAATTAGGTCTTTTCTTTTCCAAGGGTCTAAACCACCTTTTTTAAAGAAGTTTATTAATTCTCTATATGTACCAGAAGTTTTAACAATAAATTTAAAACCATCTTCTAAACGTTCATCACCGTCAGTTCTAAGTTTCTCTGTGAAAATACCGAATTTTTTGGCTTCAGCACGCATTCTATCCATGTCATCACCATAGAAACCACTGCCTCTAAGTGATTTTGTCCATAAGAAAGGTGTAAATTTTTGGGTTTTTATCATTTTACCCTTTTTAGGGTCATCGATAAATGTGTAAACTCTATCGGTTTCATCTACCGACCAGTCCCCAGTTTGGGGTAACTCTACGGCTACAATATATTTTTCAGGGTCTTGGCCTTCTAGAAACACCTTAATATCTTCGGGTGTTGCTTGTTTAATTTCTTTTTTACTCATATAAAACTCTGTTTGGGACGGGTTACAGATAACCTCTCGTTTATAAATTAATAACTAATAAAATTTATATAAATAAAATGATATTGTGAATATTATTTTTGTTTAATAATTAATTCACCTAAAACTTCTATCAGACCAACCAATTTTTGAAATTCAACTTGTGACATTTCAACATTTTCAGATAATTCACATAATTGGTCTAATTTTTCTTTAAATTCTTTTTTTGTTTTTTCAATATCTAACTTACCTTCCATAGCTTTTTTATAGTAAGGAAGTTTAACCCTAAAGTGATGGTAAGTTAACATCGCTGGGCCACCTTTTTCTTTAGCATTGTTTGTGATTTTTTCAGCTCCAGCTAATCTTTTTTCAGCAAAAGTTTTAAAACTTTCACTATTTTCTAATTCTTCTTTTATTAATTTTCTTATATCCATTAACAAACTATTTTACTCTTAGTAAAGCTATCCAATACCGTAACATATAAATCTTCACGAATTGGTACAATAAGGGATTCCCCATTATCTAAAAAATCAACTTTAAATTCTGCCTTGAATACTCCGGCGACATTAGTATCTTTTAAATCAAATTCATAACCTAAATAATACTCACCATCTTCAGGACAAATTTCTTTATCCACAGGTATTAACAAACCTTGTTTGTTAAATACTTTGTAAATACCTTTATCATCCATCATGGAAAATGTTATGGCCGCGTTCTCTAAACGGTCATAAATGGTTCTATATGTTAATCTACCGTCGTTGATTAATTTTAACTTTAATAATGGTAAATTGGAGTTTTTTCTTATGAAGAAGTTTTGTGCCATATCATATATAAATATCAATCACACGGTATAAAAATATACGGTGGTAATGGACTTTTACAACCACTACAATTATTATTATTTGGTTGTACAATTTGTGCTCCACCAAAATTGTTTGGTTTACAATATCTTTTACAATCAATAAAAAAGTTATTTCTAACTTCTAAAACATTTAAAGGTTTTTCATAAAATCTTAATTGTGATAATTCACCCTCAAAAGTGCCAGCAAAATTTTCTTGAATTAATAAATTTCTATCCGCGTAATCAGGACCGTTAAAAGTTTGACTTTCCAATAAACCTTGTGTACCACCACCCCAACTTATGTTGAACGGTACGCCTATTTGTTTATCACTCCATTCGTCCAAAGCTCTAAGTTGTAAACCGATAAAATCTTTAACCGAATATTTAACCAATCCGTTAACCCAAAATTTAAGTGTACCAGAAGGTAAATCATTTTTAAAACCACCACCAGCTGTGTATGTTACGACAATATGATTCCAAGTATTACCAGATGGTATAATGTTTGGTTCGGAATAACCTTCTTCCATTACAGTTCCAGTTATTCTATATTCATTATTATAACACCCACCTGTAACAGTTAATTTACGATAACCTATTCTACCGTCATCTGTAATTCTAAAACCTAAAGCGTTTTCTGATAATTGGTCACAATAAGAATAAGAATGACCTGTTACAACAGTTGTAGTTGTTGCACTACAAGTTTGACAACAAAACCCACTACCTTGGTATTGAAACCAATTTTGACCACCTGTTATAATATTAGGATCGGTATAAGTTGTTGTATTACCACAAGCATCACAACAACAAGAAAATGTACTTCCTTTTACCGTAAACCAAGATTGTCCGTCATTAGGACCTTGTAAATTTTGATCCCACAATTTTTCTTCGTCGTTTGATAAAGGAATTCCTGTTGTTGTTTTATAACCAGATTCACCAGAAAAAGTATTCCAAAATTTATTTTCAGACCTTGTACCAATATAAAAGAAAAATCCTTTATTGTTTGGGTATAGTTCATTTAAAGTATTTCCTGTTAAATTTAAACAATAACCATTGGAAGCGTTAACCCAAGTTTCCATCGACCAACCAACAGGAAATTCCGTTGGCATTATTTCCCATTTTGTTGTCGCTGAAGTTGTGGTTAATGTATAACCTGTATTATTACATGCGTCAACATCCATAACAGAAGTTGGTGCTGGTCTATCTGTATCTAATTTAAAAAACCCTTGATAAAAACCTCCGTTTAAACAAATGGTATCTCCAACAATACAACCATCGGTTGTTGTTGTATTAGAATGAAAAGACCAAGGATAATCATAAAGACCTTTAGTTGTTGTACAACCTGTACTATCAAATACAACAGTTAAACCTGTGACTGGATATAACACTAATTTTGTATCTGTAGGTGTGATAACTAATGTTTCACCTGATAAACAATAAGTTCTACCATTATCAACACCTGTTAAACCCCAATCATTTAAAGTAAAACCAGTAGACGGAATTATGGTACTACCAGACCATGTAATTAAAGAAGTTAAAGATGAACCATCTGTTGTTGTATTACTTTCATTAATATCAAACCAAACAACTAAACCATCAGTTATTACTGTATAATTACAAGAATTTTTACAGTTTGTTGCATAATCAAGATAATCACCTAATCTATCTGAAGATAAATTAAAATCCCAATACTCATTGTAAACAATATTAATTGCCTCAAAATTTTTAAAAAAGTAATTATTTTTGATGTCCATTAAAATGTTTAGCCATTAATTTAAATGATTTTTGGTAATTTTTATTTACAAAAAAATCTCTTATTTTACTTATAAATATATGAAATAAGGTTAATATATAAATTAATTTGCGACAAAACTAGGGTCGGAGATGTTACCGATACCAAACATCATTTGATTGGATATTGGTGCCTGATTTCTGGCAATACCATTTGGTACGTTGTTAATATATCTTATCCCTGTGTTTGTACCTTTGTTGCTATTAGCACCAGTTAATAATAATTGTCCGGGTCTTGATGCTATACACCCCGATACCTTTACGTTATTTGCTATTTTTTCAAATGTATCTTGAAAAGTTACGGAATAATTAGCTCCAGCGGTTGCACATTGTATTCTTGTTGGGTTAGAAGCAGTACCGTTAAAAAACCTATTCATAGTGATTGTTCTTCCTGCGGTAATTGTAACTGTTATTAAATTTACCTTGTCAAAATTTATAAAAGTACCATTAGATATTATACTGTAAACTCCAGTACATTTAACTTTTCCACCTAAATAATTCGCAGTTCCCGTTCCGTGAGTATATGCTAAAATTGTAACATTGCCACCTAAATAATTCATAGTGCCGCCATCTAAAAAGTAATTAGATATTGTTACATCTCCATTAATATTAACTGTATTTGATATTGACTGAATAACACTTAATATACCTCCTAATATATTAATATTAGTATTAGAACCACTCGATAAAAAATTCCCTATTGATAACCCATTTCTTACATTTACATTAAATGCTCCATTAAAAGACACATTAAAACCAGAAACTCTTCCATTTACATTTAAGTCAGATAATAATGTTGTAGTACCCACATTCACATCATTCCAAATAATAGGAGCAACATTTAATGTTCCACTTAAACTACAAGTTCCTATTACTGTTACATTTCCCGAAATGTATGTTAAAATACCTACACCAAAACCAATTGTGTTTATAGTTACATTTCCATTTATGTTTGTATTTAACCTATGTCCACCACCGCTAAAAGTTCCACCTAATATATTTACTGTTGTTGTCCCAATTCCTTGTTGGTTAAAAGTTGAATTTACAGTTAGTCCACCACTACAATTTATGTTAAAAGTTCCATTAAATGTTTGTATTTGATTACTTAATGTTCCTATTGTAAGTAACCCGTTTACATTTAAGTCATCAGTTAAAGTAATCGTTATTGATTGACTAAAAGTCAAAGCGTTTGGCCAAGTTTTTCCATTACTTGTAAATGTATGAGTTGCATTTACTATTAAAGCACTACTTCCACTTATACTCATACCTGAAGCTAAAGTAACATTACCACTAACAGTCATGGTATTAGTCATTGTAAGTGTTGCTGTATATCCACTAAAATTTACAGATTTACAAGTACCTGCTGCATTCATATTACAATTATTAACCGAATTAACATCAAAAGCTGTATCATCAGTTGATGCTGGTGCTGAAATAGAACCTATTGGTACACCACCAGAATAAGGTGCCCAAGAACCTGTTGCACTAAAATTTGAAGCCCCTACATAGTATAAAGTTGTACTTGCGTTCCAATTATCACTATTTGTTACAGTACCACCAAATGTCCATCCGGTAGCTCCTCCACTACCATCTATATCTGTTACATTTAAATAATATTCTGACTGAACAGAATTTAAATTGATAATAGCTTTAGATCCACTACTACTCGACCTTAATGTAACTCTTGAGGCGTTTGTTCCTGCTATATTTAAAGAATTAATACTATATGTTTGTGTAGATACAAATGTATGAGTTGTTCCTGGTGTTGTACATGTATAAGTTCCGTTAATTGGAAACCCATTTGTTCCAGCAAATGTCACATTTGCTGATGTATTTATATTATTAAGTGTAAATCCTGTATTATTGACCGTGATAGTTGTTGCGGCACCAATATTCATCGTACTACCCGTTGAGGTCACCGTCCCACCACTATGGGTTAAAGTTCCAGTATTATAATAAACATTTCCACTTATGGTTATGTTTCCGTTTATAACTGTGTTTAATCTAATAACTCCTGTACCAGTTATACTCCAAGTACCTCCTAATAAATTTAATACAGTTGTCCCAGTACCTTGTGCAAAAATCCCATTATTTATAACTGTTACTCCACCAGATACATTTATATTAAAACTTCCACTTATAGAACCACCAGTTGTAGTTAATAAACCATTTATGTTTAAATTAGATAATAAAGTAATTGTATAGTTATTTGTAGCAGATGTAAAATTTACATTATTTAATGTTACTCCGGCTAAATTAATACTAACATTCAAATTAGCAAATGAAACAGTATTATTAGTAGTATTAGTTACTACTCCACTAACATAATTTATTGAACCATTATCTCCAATAATAAGTAAAGTTCCTATTGTTATATTTCCATCTATATAACTATCCATACTTATTCTTCCTAATGTATTTGATGATTGAACAGTACCACCTTTAAAATATAATCTTGGCGTTCCTGTTCCTTTTGCAATTGTAACACCATTTAATGTCGTTCCACCATTTGCATTTATATTAAAACTTCCGTTTACAGTAGTACTTGAACCAATCATAGTAAGTAATCCATTTATATTTAAATCACTTGATAAAACAAGAGTTCCACCCCATAATTCAATATTTCCCCAATTTACACTACTTGTATTAAACGTACTTAAACCAACAGTATTTCTATTCACATTTATTGTTGAGCCACTTGCGTTTACAGTTCCACCACTATGAGTTACAGTAATATTATCAAATCCAACTAAACCTGTAAAAGTAATTGTATTAACCCCACTATCAAGAACCAAGTTATTTCTAAATGAATATGGTGGGTTATTTCCTTGAAAATAGTTTACATTTCCTTTAAAATAGATGGTAGCTGTTCCATTAATTGTTTGTGAAGCATTGTGTGTTACATTTCCAAAACAATTAAAATCACTTCCATCTAATTTAACATTTCCTATACTAAATGTTCCATTTATTGTAATAACACTATTGTTTGTAATAGTAGGAACTCCCCCAGTAGTAGTTAATGTTATGTTATTCCAACTCATACCACTTGTATTAAGTGTGGTTGAAGCACCTATGTTTAATGTACTACCTGTTGTAGTTACAGTACCACCTGTATATGTTAAAGTTCCAGTATTATAATAAACATTTCCATTTACAGATACATTTCCGTTGAAAGTTAAATTATTTCTTAACACGCCCGTAGAACTATTACTCCAAGTACCACCATTTAATTCTATATTTGTAGTTCCTGATGTAATTGCGGTAGTGTTACTTGTTAGATTACCTGAAGAATAAATTGTACTACCATTTATTATTTGAGAAGTTGTTCCATTTAAAGTTAATACATTTGAGACTGTCCAATTGTCTGCTAATGTATAAGTTCGGGAAGTTCCGGATAACGTTAAAGGATTACTCCAAACCCTACCATTACTTCTAAGTGTGGCGTTAGCATTTACTATTAAAGCACTACTTCCACTTATAATCATACTTGAACCTAGGGTAACATCACCACCAACGGTGATAGTATTACTCATTGTAATTGTATTGGTGTAAGCAGAAAAATTAATTGTTAAACAAGATCTTGCTGATGCGTTGACCGTACAAGCGGAAGATGACACATCAAAAACAACATCATCAGCAGATGTTGGTACTGCACCTTCTAACCAATTACCAGCAGTTCCCCAATTACTATCAATTGTTCCTCTCCAAGTTCTTGTAGGCATGTTTTTTTAAATGTTTTGTGTTTGATTAATTGGTAAATCATTTATCACATCAGGTAACGCCGCAATAATACTAAGTTTTGCCTGTTCTGCTGAAGCTCTATTTATAATACCGTTAATAACATCTTGTGATGTTCCTGGCATAGAATGTGCCACTTCTACCTTTACAATAGTTCCGTCAAAATCATACTCAACTTCTGTAAAAAGTATTTCATTAAATGTTCTAGTACTTAAAATTTTGTATGTCATAATTTATTTTTTTACTTTTGTTAGTAATTACCACCATAGGCTATAACATCATAATAGTTACCAGCACTTTGTGCTGTACCTATTGTTACAACAAGTGAAAAACCCGCTGGTAATATTATAGGAGAAGTAAAAGTCATAGTCTGTGTTTGACCAACTGTTGCAGTCTGATTTGGCGTTATTGCCGGTAATGAAACTTCTCTTAATAATCTAGGATTACTAAAATTAGTATCAGAACACTGAAACAATCTACCTATTGTTGCTACTGATGCTGTTACACCTGTAGAAGAGTGCACCCAGTCGATTGCATCTATTCTACTACCATCTGTACCACCAGATAATAATATTACTGCGTTAGTTGTTACAGATAAATCTCTTGTTGTATTAATTCCTGTAATTCTGGCTCCCCCATTTATTCCTCTATTTGGGGTTAAAATAAATATTGGTGATGTATTTGGCATAATTTATATTTTTTAAATGAAATTATAATAATTAAATAAATTTTGTGTTGCTGATATAGTACCTACAGCTAAATCAACATAATTTGTATTAGCTATTTTATTGTTATTACTAAGCGGTGGTTGATCACCCGCCGTCATATTTGTTGCGTCACCATAAACAGTTGTTGCGGAAATAATACCTGTAACAGTTAAACCTGTCATTACTGATATGTTAACAGACAATGGTGTTTGTCCTTGGTTTTGTGATAAAATTATGTTATTATTAGAGTAAGTAAAACCGGTAACAAATGTATCACCAGAAGTAAAACCGGTAACAATTACCAAACCATTCTGTCTATTAAGGGTTAGAGTACCACTACTAAATGTACCACCTGTTACATAAAAATCACTAGTTACTAAACCTGTTAAATATTGTCCATTACCATAATAAGTTGTTGCCGATACTGAACCTGTAACTAAAATATCACCATTTATAGTACCACCAGAAGTGTTAAGTTTACTATCTAAAGCACTTTGTAAGCCTGTAATTTCAGATGTGGGGTGTGTATGTCCTGAAGTTAATAAAGCTAAACTATCACCTTTTAGTATAATTCTTTTTGTTGTTCCATGTAAACCAGCTTCCCACTGTGAGTTTTGTTCCTCCCATAATAAAGCTGCTGTTGTTCCTGAACCACGTAAAACTTCAATACCAGAATGACCTGGAAATGGTGTACCACCAGTTATATTAGAATTTAGTGTAACAACATTGTCAGCAACACTTAAAGTGGCGGTATTAATGGTTGTTGCCGAACCTAAAATTGTTACATTACCTAATACTAAAACATCACCATTAACAGTACCACCAGATATACTAAATTTAGAATTTAATTGGGTACTTAAGTCCGTGATATCTGATATACTGTGAGTGTGAGCAGTACTTGTTAATTGATAAAAACTAGTTTGGTGAGGATTGCTTGTATTTGCGGTATGAGATGTAAAAAGTGTTAAATCTGTTTTTAAATCTAAATCATTTTGTAAATTTGTTATATCAGAGATACTGTGAGTGTGAGCTGTAGTGATTAACTGACTAAAACTAGTCTGATGAGGATTACTTGTGTTTGCAGTATGAGAATTAAAAAGTGTTAAATCTGTTTTTAAATCTAAAGCACTTTGTAAACCTGTGATACCTGTTAAACTAATACCTGTTAGTTTTGAACCATCTCCATAATAAAAAGTTGTGGCTGAAACAGAACCAAAAAAAACAGAATTTCCTGTCACAACAAATTTAATATCGTTTGGTATTCCATTTATAGAACCACCAACAAATAAACTAGAGTTACCGATATTTAAAATATCACCATTACTACTACCAAATACCACAGAACCGTCATCATTAACTTTTAAGGATATGGTAGCATTTGTTTCACCACTAAAATATATTACTGGTTCTAAACCAGCACCCGTGGTGTTTCTGTTTGGTTTTATTATAATATCTCTACCCATTTTATTGTTTTATAATAAATATTCTTTAAAATAAAATAGAATTAACTATCATATTTCAGTTTCTAATTTTTTTATATCTTTTCTTTCACCATACACTGTGTAAAAACAGTTTATTGTTACATCATCTTCAGAACCTACAGTAACACTATTATCTAAAATTGATGCAACATAAAGTTTTTGATAACTTCCGTTTGGTGTTAGTGTAACTGTTATAGTGTCTACATCAACTAATGACGACCAATAATCAGGTAAATTAATTATATTAGAACCAACTAACTTTCCTCTATGGTATACACCATTTTCAGGACCTTCTAATGAACCATAAATTAATTGTTTACCTTTTTCAGTTGGGTGTGGTATTGCGAATGATTTTGATGTCGCATATAACGTACCAGCAATATATGTGTCACCAGTAATGTTTAAATTATTGTTACAACCATAAATGTTACTAACCCATAAATCTGTAATACAACTAGCTGAAGTGTTACCAGTAAAAGGTGTAGCCTGTGAATATACTTGTGGTACAAAATTAGTACCATTCCAAACAATAGTATCACCAGTGTTTATACCCGTAAAATTAACACCTTGTAAACTAGCTATATTTAATAAAGAATTTCCCGAACCATCTTCAAATTCATAATTTATTAAATCACCACCATTATCAGTATAAGTTCCACCCGATAATATAATAGAACCATTAACAAACACTAGTTGACCTGAATTTGTTATTTCACCATCTACTAATAAATCACCAACAACTAAAGCCTGTTTTCCAAATGGAATATTAAATGTTTCCCCACTAGGGACATAATAAACATTTCTACTACCGTCATTATCTACTGTACTACCAGATACAACATTACCATTTGTGTCTAATCCTAAACTAAAAATAGTAGGACCTGTACCAATATTTTTAACATTTAATTTATTAACATAAACTGTATTGTCTTCAGTACCAATAATTCCTGAACCTAAAACAATTGTTGTATTACCACTGGCTATAGAATTGTTACCGTGTACAAATGAATAAATACCACTAGCGGTAGAACCACTACCACTTGCATGTGAATAATCACCACTAGCTATTGTTTGGTAACCTTGAGAATGACTACCATTTCCACTAGATAAGGTATTTAAACCAAAAGCTGTACTATATTGTGTAGATGCTGTGCTACCATTATATTGTAACTGATCCCATATAGTTATAGGTGAACACCCATGAATATTTGTAACCCATAAATCCGTAATACAACTAGCTGAAGTGTTACCAGTAAAGGCCCCACTACCACCAGTATTACCAGATACAACATTACCATTTGCGTCTAATCCTAAACCAAAAACAATAGAACCTGTACCAATATTTTTAATGTTTAAATAAGGTACATAAACGGTATTAGATGAGTTTCCTGTTATGTTATCACCTAATATAACAACACTACTTGTTTGACCACTAATTAATGAATTGGATCCTAATATAATCCTCGAATTCCCAACACCATTATTGGCGTCTAATATTTTATTGTTAAAACCAAATATAAAACTATAGTCACTATTGTTTATAAAATTCGATTCACCAAAAGCTGCAGAAAGACCACTTTCATTTAATCTGTTATTTTGACCGGTAATAAAGTTAAAATTACCTTCATTTATTGAGTTGGTTTCACCGTTTAATATTATATTGTGTTTGTTACCACTTGAAGATCCACTAATAACGTTTTTGTCACCGTTTATTATTGTTGAGTATTTTGTTGATGTCCCTAATATATTGTTTTGTCTACCATTTATTATGGTTTCATGTCCAGTTTCACCAGATATTATATTAATTGTGTTTTGTAGACCGTTAGTAATTGTTTTCCAACCTGAAAGATTTGTGAGTGTGGATCTAGATATAATTTTATTTTGTCTACCATTAGTTATAACATTGTAAGATTGTCCAGATATTACGTTAATCAAACCACCATTTATTAATGAATAATCGGAATCGTATATATCATTAAAAAAACCATTAACAATTGTTGATAGTGGGGAACTATCATCACTTATTGTGTTACCAGTGCCACCTAATATTATACTACCTTCTGATAAAGTTGTGTTATTACCAGATAAAGGTATAATAGATAATGTCGGTGATCCAAATATATATGGTGAAGGTACAACGGAAGCACCAGTTGGTGCTTGCCAAGTTGCCGTACCCCCAGAATCTGAAGTTAATACATATCCTGATTGTTGATTTCCATCGATGAATTTAAAAGAACCTGTAGTTCCGGTACCACCAATTTGTAAATTAGCGGTTGGCATTTCTGTTCCATCTGGATTTAATTTTAAACCCAAAAACCCATTACCACTTCCCGATGCACCATCACCCTTTAATATCATATTAGCGGCACCATCAATTTCAAACCATAAAGTTGCTGACGGATCGGCTGAACCAGGATTAATAACCATACCAGCAGTACTACCACTTGGTCCGGTTCTTAATACTACTTTATTTCTATAAAAATTGGGCCCCACAGGTCCTGGGTTAACTTTAATCTGATTAGAACCTGCAACAAAAAGTTGAGCAAATGCGGATGAATTGTTATATAAAGCAACTACGGATGTGGCTGAACTACTAGTATTTATTGCAGCATAACCCACAGCTTGTGTACCTACAGTACCATAATCCATACTTATATAATTCCCTTTAAAACCAGAAACTACTGTGGGTGCTGTTGTGGTACCGTCATTTTCATATTGATATATGATATCAGTGTTGAACATTGTACTACCACTAATATGAAATTTTGTTTGTGGGTTAGTACCACCAACCATTACATTACCACCACCCATAACCATATAAACATTATCTGATGATGTTGGTTGGATATTAATTGGTGAACACCCGTGAATATTTGTTACGTATAAATCAACAATACACGAACCAGTACCACCTGTAAAAATAGGTGTGATAGATGATTGTGGTACACTTTTAACATACCCACTACCATCAATTACCAATACATAATCATTAACTGTACCCGCTGAAAGTGAATCCAAAAATTGTACCGTACCACCATTTAATGTTAAACCACCCGATGTGATTTGTATTGTACTACCAGAGTCTGTACACGCAACTAATTGCGTTACGTTTATTATACTATTACAACTAGCACTTAAATTCCAAGTTAATCCACTAACTGGACCCCAAACAACTTCACCATCCCAACCTGCAGCTGTGGCAACATAACCAGGTACTGGATTTTTTTGTATTCTTAATAACCCAGTTGGATAAATATTGGTTTCACCTGATAATGTAATACTGGTACCACTATATTGTACCAATTGACGATCCTCAAAATTTGGACGTGTAAAAAAATTACCCATTATATTACTGTAATACCTAAAGGTCTGTATTGTAATGCTTTATTTAATTGTTCAGCTTCAGTTGCCTTACGTGTTAACATATTTTCAGGACGTAGTCTTTCTAATCTTTCTGTTAATCTTTCCGTTAAAACGGTTCTATCTTCTTTAGCCTCACTTAATAAGGATTCATAATCCATGGTGACTTCAGCATCTGTAACACCTAAAGCACCACCAAATTTACCTCTAACACGTCCTAGGGTTTCTTTACATAAAGCGGTAAACCAATCCCTAACCCATTGTTTGGATGGTGAATTAAGTTCTGTATAGTTAACAACATCTACAGGAACATCTGAAGGTAATTTAACAATATCTTTGTTAGCATTAAGACATCTTTGTCTTTCTTCATCAGAGGTTGTTTCATAATACCAATACCAAACTTTACTACCACCTACATTTATTTTTTGACCTCCAGCAAATCCAGCACCACCAAAAGATAATCTACTACCTGGGGGTGGTGATAAATGTAATAATTTAGTTCCGTTTGGTCCTCCAGTCACCCAATAAGTTAATTGAGAACTGACAATTCTTTGTTTTAAATTATAATCAGCATTTCTTAATACAATATCGTATGCTGGTGCCAAATAAAATCCACCATAACCAAACCCACCACCTGCAGCACCATACGGTAATTGAGCAACACCACCACCAAAACCGTAATCACCAAAACCATAGTTTGAGTATAACGCATAATCAACTGTGGGTGGTTGGAAATATAATACTTCGTTTATTTCCCTACCCGCAGGTATTTGATAAACTTGTCTACCATTTTCTAAAACGACGTAATCTTGTTTTAATTCCCAAGGACCTCTTGCCTGTAAACCCACAATTTTTGAATAGGCATAAGTAAAGGAATCCTCATAGTTTAAACTTCTTGTTGTTAAAGCTTTACTTAAATCTGCCGTACTTAAATTAATACCGTCTAATGACGACCATTGAGTTTCAATTAACCATTCATTAACAAATGAAGAGTGGTCCTCTATAGCAATTTCCAATAAAGTACACATTTGTTCATCATCCAACTCAATTTTTCTAAGTGGAGCACCCAATCTGTGTCTGACCTGTCTGAATAATTTCTGTTTTTCAGCATTTTCTATTATAAGTGACATGTGGACTTTATTTCATAAATATCCACAACTTTATAATGTTAACGTGTATTTTGTTTTTTAATTAAAGTTTCAACTAAATCTGTCATTATATCAACAGATTGGTTTTCTTCACCCATTACAGTGGATATAATTTCTTTTTTCTTTTGAAGGGTTTCGTATATTCTTTCTTCTATTGTGTCAGAGAAAATTGGGTAGTAAATGTTAACAGTTTTGTCTTGGCCGATGCGGTATGCCCTATCTTCAGCTTGTTGGTGATTGGACGGAACAAAATCCAAATCATGCATGATGGTTGTATCTGCAGCAGTTAATGTAATTGCAGAACCAGCCGAAATAATATTACCAATGAATACCCTAACATTAGGGTTGTTTTGAAATTCATCTATAGATTTTTGTTTTTCTTTATCTGACATTTCACCATTGTGACAAACTGCTAAATCACCTAATTCTTTTTTCATGGATTTTAAAGATTCAGTGAATACCGTGAATACTATGATTTTTTTATTCTCAGACTGTTCCAAGAAATTATTAATCATATCTAATGTCATTGGTACTTTTTCTTGTGAAATAAATTTTCGTAAAACAACCATTTCGACCATTTGTCTACCAGCACCCAACTTTTTACCTTCCAATTCTAACCAAAACAAATAATCATCAAACGCCTCTTTATAACCTTTTTTATTATCCAAATCTAAATAAAAAGGTGATATAATCTTAGGTGGTAAATCCAAATGATCCTCTTTTCTTCTTCTAATAATATAGTTTTTAGTCTTTTGGTGTAATTCTTCTAAGTTAGAGGCACCGTCTGTTAACCAAATTCTTTTAACCTTACCTGATTTTAACTTTTTGTTAAATGATTTAGCGGCACAATATCTATAAGCAAAGTGTTGAAAATTACTAACTACGGGGACTTCACAAACTTTTAAAAGATTATAATAATCCATGGGTCTGTTAGCTATTGGTGTGCCAGTTAATAACCAAACATTTTCTACGGTCTCAGATATTTGTGAAACAATTTTACCCCTTATAGAAGATTTATTTTTAATCATGTGAGCCTCATCAACAATAATTAAATCAAACTTTTCTTCGTTAATATAACTTTTAGGTTCTTCCTTTTTACGTTTATCTTCAATTTCATGAAACCTATTTAATATATCATAATTAATAATGGTAAAGAATTTGGGTTGCCAAAAACCTGATTTAACAATTGTTACATATTCCTCATCAATATATTCTGTGATTTCACGAAACCAATTTATCTTAGCATTGGCAGGACATATAACCAATATTTTTTCTGCACCTGATAATAAAGCTGCCGATATAGCCGATTTGGTCTTACCAAGACCCATATCGTCAGAAAGAATACATTTTTTTCTCTTTAGTAAAAACTTTACAGCCTGTTCTTGGTGTTTAAATAATGACCTACCTTTTTTATTTATTTTATTAACGGAATCGAAATCAACTTCTAAATCCTCATAAGGTTCATAAAACATATCTGTTAATAACTGTGTTTTTGGTATATGAAATAAAATAGGTTCTTTTTGATTTTTATATAATAAACCTCTTACGTGATATGACTTTTCGTTTTCAGCTAAAACTGATTGTACAAAAACTTTTTCAGGTATATTTTTTAGATTATATTTTTCTTTTAATTGTTCACCTAAATAAGAAGTTATTTCAACCACCTTATCAACCTTGGTCGGTTCTGTACCAATATTTTCCTCCACGTAAGATATTTGAGATGGGGTTAAAATATAAAAGCCTTCCACCTCTAATTTCTTTTTCATTTTTAAAATGTGATCATTACCACCTTGATAATTTTTTATCTTCTCTAATGTGGTTTTACTCTTTAATTTGGTTAAATCTACCATAATGAAAAATAAATATAATAATCAACTGTGGAAAATAAAGAAAATACATATTTAGTAAATATTTATTGAAATAAAAGTGTGCTATGAGTAAGAAAAGATTTCCTGTAAATAGAATGGGCAAGTTTTACGATGAGATAGATTTTTCTATCGAAAATGAAATGGCCCGTGAATATCTCGAAGGAGATCTAAATCTCGTGGTCGTTTTATTTCAAGTAGATAGAAAAGATACACTTGTTGATGATGTTTATGGTGAGGCTAAAGCAAATGAAATTAAATTCAAGGCACCTAAAGAACTTAGAGTTAAATTAAAATTAGAAGAGGCTCAAAATAAATCTTATTCTGGTGGTATGAATAGATATATGGATTACGGTCAATTAATCTTTACCATTTTTCAAGAGCAATTGGATGAGTTAAATTGTGATATAAATTATGGTGATTATATAGGTTATTCAGACCGTGAAGACAATATTAAGTACTTCACAGTGACTAATGATGGTAAGATATATTCAGATAATGCTCACACAAGATTAGGATACAAAGGTTATTATAGAACAATAACTTGCACAAACGCAGATATGAACGAATTTTTACCAAATTATTAATATATGTCACTACCAAAAAAATTTAAAAAAGATATAAATATTAAACAATTGGATCCACAAGGTGGCCCAAAAGCTTATATTAATGATTATTTGGATAAAAACAAAACCAATTTACCCAGAGGTGTTGACCACGCCGATTTGGATAAAGGGTTTGTTGAATGGGTCGATAATGAGTTGGGTATTGTAATTGATGGTGAAAAAGTACCTGTTAGTTTTTTAACAGCACAAAGATGGGCTGA